GTTTTTTGCATGGGAATTAGGGGACGCATCCGACCAGTACTGTTATAGACCATCCGTGTCTCTGTGTATTTAGTTATTCTTTGGATTTTGGTTTATTGCATTCGTTACAATAATATGAAAATCCTGTCCTGAAATATTTTACCACTTGATAGTGGTCTTTGTCAAGGGGGTACTCAGTGTGACATTTTGAGCACTGTCTAGTCCCACCACCAGCAGAGGTTTTCAAGCGTGTTGATGAACTGCTCGTAATAGACTGTACGACTTGGATTAGGTTTACCATCTTTCATGTCTTGGAGATACTGTATGATACCACGAACCACAGGGGTGTCCTGGAAGTATTCGTGCATTTTGTAACAATCAAACTTCTCAATGTATTCAACGAATCCATGCAAAGGTGCCATGTTACGACGATATGCATAAATGAATACATCTTCATCTTTGATACCTTCTTTGTTTAGAATTTCTAATGGAGTATATTTTTCTCCATCATGTTCTTCTTCAAGTTCTTTTGCATCACCAAATACAAAATGAAGACCATCATAATATTTGTCATGCAACTCTTGGTCTGGTGCTACACGAAGCTTTTCATTTTGTTCCAAATAATAGTTCATGCGGGCTTTGGCGTCTTCATTCGTCAGGCGAAACACGATGTTACCAATGTAGTAATCTACAGGACCTCCATACATGTTTTCGGATGTTCTTTTTCTGAATGACAGATGAGTAATCTCAAATCCAGGTTCTTCGTATTCAGTTTCAACGAGTCCTTGTGAAATAGTCATACTTCAAAAGTATCAAGGTCTTTACCAGCTTTGATGGATTCTTTGCGGAGTTTCTTCAAATCCTTCATCATGGTTTTAATTTCTTTGTATGCATCATCGGCATTCATCTTACCACCGATTTCCAATCCGACGATAAGATCTACCTTATCACCGAATCTAGCAAGTGCTCTTTCAAATTCAGTAAGTGATTCGTAACCCATAATAAGTTAATTAATTAACTAAGCCCCTAGACAGAATTGAACTGTCGTCTCCGCTTTACAAGAGCGGTGCATCACCACAATGCTTTAGAGGCAAATTATTCAGGCATATCTTCTGGATTTTCTAAGTCCACTGGAAACAAGCAAGGATGACATTCTTCATCAATTAAATAAAATGAAGTTTTGTATAGATCTTCTGGACTATACTCTTCATTGTTTGAAGCATCAATTTGAATGTAAGGATCATCCTGCATTATTTGAGGAAGTTCTTCAAATGTAAACGGAACATTATTGATGAAATACATCTCAACAATTTCATTATTGTAAAAACAATACTTTGATGAGATTTTGTATTTCATGACTGTATCCTTCGATACAAATATTTAGTGGTAGGAGGGGAGAGCATTACCTTAAGCCTCCCTCTTTACATTACCCAGCCAGTGACCAGGAAGAGGTTTTGGTTCCTACATTTGATACAAAATGTATCAACTGGGGCGGCAGGGATCGAACCTGCGACCAATCGGTTAACAGCCGATAGCTCTACCGCTGAGCTACACCCCAAAGAAATTAGCACCATTCTAATTTGTACTTTTCAAATCGTTTAATTTGTTTATCAACAAATTCAGAATATTTAATTTTAAATTCATCAATCCATTCATTACGAGATATACGATTACGCAAAATAACTTTTCCTTCAGAAGTTCTTTTTGGTTGTAGAAGTCCTCTACCCTGATTAGAAATTTCGTAACAAACTTCTTCAATAAAAACTTCGTTGGTATTTATTAGTTGTAAAAGACCATTAACATTTGTATATTCAATAAAAAGAAATTTTAAATTGTTAGAAGGATTTAACAGCCATTGATTTACTTCTGCAGTACATAACCTACCTTTATTTTGTTGGGATAACAAATTATCAGTTTTAACATTCAATCCTTCATTGGAAGAAATCCAAACATCAGCATATTTTTCTCTTTTAGATTTTTGAATATATCCAAAATGAGTCTGTATTTCATTTTGAAGAAAATCTGCTGCTTCAGTATTTGGAGTAATTGAATATGTTTCTTTAAGATTGTAAGGTAGGATCATTATGATTTAACATGTATTCAACAGTGTTTGCAATGTCATTCATTGCTACCCGAAGATCTGATTGTTGACCAGACTCCATTTTAATTATTGGGCGATGATCATCTACTAGAGTCCATCTCCATTGATTTAATTCAGTACAATACCAAAGATTAATTTTCATTTTTAAAGTGTTCTAATTCTATCCATCTAAGGAGAGTGTTAAACGCATAAATTGATGCTTCAGTGCAATTGTCAGCTTCAAGCCTTTGAATATAATACTCAAGTGCTTCAATAACCATTTCTCTGTCTTTTTGAGAGATAAGTGACATAGTAACCTCAAATAGTGAGGAAGCGAATGACGGGGATCGAACCCGTGACACCAACTTGGAAGGATGGGATGTTACCGCTACACCACATTCGCAGGGACCCCTCTGTTTGAGCATCATTCGGCGTCCCGAGATAGGCTTGAGAGGTAGATGATTTTATTTAGGTAGTAAAATTAATCTCTGGATTTGGATTAATACCACCAAAAGTAATTATATCATCATAGTTAGTTGCAAAAGGAATACCACCTTCTACACTAAAATCTTCTTTTGGAGTCTGTACTCTGTTCATGATAATAATGTAACCTAGCTTTTGTAAAGCTTCTGCAATAGAATGAAGAGTATATGGGTCTTCATGCATAGCACCTAGTTCAAGTGCAGAACGAAGTGCATGTTCAGCCTTTTCAATTTGATACTTAACTGAGTCTCCCATAGTAATAATATAAAGGGAATGGAGAATACCAGAGTCGAACTGGTGATTGATGCTTGCAAAGCACCCGTTTTACCACTAAACTAATCCCCCAGATGGATTAGGTGTGAGACCAGGGACCTAACCTCTATCCGTATGCTGACTTTGCAGTTCAACGTCAAACTAGTAAACTAACCAACGGCGATTGTAGTCTGTGTTGAATAATATACTAGTGGTCTTTACCGTCAGAAGGAAAGTTCTGTTAACGGTAAGTCCGAATGCTCGGATTTGAACCGAGATTATTCCTGCTCCCAAAGCAGGTGCCATGACCAAGTTAGGCGACATTCGGAGGTGAATGGTGGGATTCTGTCATACCCACAACTGGAAGGTTACACTGACAACCGTATTCCAGAACCTAGATTCTTCTTGGTGAGAAGTTCTATACCTTTGATTTCCCAACGATACAGCGGGCACCACCCCTAATCTATTACATTATCCCGTGAGTAACCACAAAGATTATTCTGTCACATTCTTTGGAAACCCGTCGATTTCCAATGGGAATACTGGGAGTTGAACCCAGACTAAGCCCTTATAAGGAGCCCGCTCTAACCATTAAGCTATACTCCCGAGGTGGGCATAGTCGGACTTGAACCGACAAGGGCAAAGCCCGACTGATTTTAAGTCAGTTGTGTTTACCAATTTCACCATACGCCCAAAATAAATTAACGAACTTCGTAATCTAATTTCCTAACTTTTCTTTTAGGAACAGCTACTTGATCGTATATGGGTTGTCTTTGTTTTGGTTTAACAAATCCACTTACCATTTCAACTTGGCTGATGTCCTCAGCTACTATAACAGGCAATCCGTTGTTGTCAAGTCGTATGTAAGCTCTATTGGGACACTTGCATGACTGACCTTTGTTTGGAGCAGTTACTTGCAACTCCATGTTGCAATCTTTACATCTGATTTTGTACATTGATTCATACCTTAATTATTCAGTTGTCACGGGTTAGGCAGGAATCGAACCTGCGACACACGCTTTAGAAGAGCGTTGTTCTATCCGCTGAACTACTAACCCAATTACCTTTTTAGTGTAGCAGACTAGTCTTGGTTTGTCAAGGGGCAGTCTGGAACCCATGGAGCACAGAGTCGGATCTCTCCTCCCAATGCTTGACACTCATCAGTGTAGCACACGCTGGAGTCCACCGGTTTCACTGAGTATCGTGGTGATGGTATCGTAGCACGTCCATCGTCGTTTGTCAAGTCCTCATAATCTTTAATTGCTTTATCGACATCTCTCTCGATTCTTCTCTTGAGAAGCTTGTCGTCCTGTATTATATAGTCGTTTAATTGACCATTTGGAAAATACTTTCTTTGAATTTCGTCAATCAGGTCATACCAATGTATCTCATCAATCCCTGTGCATTTTGTAAGTACACCTACTGATGATGTAAGTATTACACCAATGATTGCAAAATTTATTACTTGCTTTTTATTCATGAGGAAGGGGAGATCACCTCTCCCCATTATTTATCTGTTAAGCTCTAGAGTAACAGACACTTACCACTCCCTGTCCAGGAGATGCAATAGTAGAGAATGCCCCGTAGGACAGGTCGAGGTCTCGTCCTCCGACATATGGACCTCTATCATTCACTCGCACAATAACTGATCTTCCATTTCGTTGATTTGTCACCCGTAACCTAGTTCCGAATGGAAGCCATTTATGTGCTACAGATTTACCATATGCATTGTATCTTTCACCGTTGGCGGTGGTTTGACCGTGATATCCATCACCGATACCATAATGAGAAGCCATTGAACATCCACTGGCCGCTTCAGCTTTTTGGGGCGTAAATCCAAGAAGTGTTGAAGCAATGAGAAGTGTTGAAATAAAACGCATTAATTTGAATAGAACTCTACATCCCAATAGAAAGGGGGTACACCCAACCTCTCGGAGGGCACTTTCCTGGGCACAACATGATAACACTCAACCGCTTATAATATAAATTGGTGTTACCAATGAGAAGGGAGGGAATTGAACCCCCGATGGTTCTTATGTAACGGTTTTACAGACCGCAGCCACACATATTGCCAACAGTAGCCACCTTCCCGAAAAGCCTGAAACCAGTAATGCCTCCTTCTATGCTATCTGCATAGCGAGTAACATATTTCCAGCAGGACTCTTGGCGGAGATGCCAAAAGGTTTACTGGCTTCAGACTTAAGACAATCTTAACACACTTCTATTTGGTTGTCAAGGTGTTTGGGATATTTATAAAACTTATGGTGTCTGGAAAACCCTACCCCATCCATCGTTGCCAGCAGGACACCATCTACGAGCTAGATCAGATCGTTTGTAGATTGCTCCTTTACCATTGGTCACTGGACCAGTATAGCTATCATTGAGGCTTCCGTAAGGGTCATTAACTACATAATCTCCATTTGGTGTCTTTCCAATTACAACTACCATGTGTCCTCCTGTCGGATTAGATAAAGTCCCCCTATGAAGAATACCAATAACAACAGGTCTACCAGCGGCAAGCTCTCTATCAAGATCAGCAAAAGTAAGGGAATAGCTGAAGCTTGACTTAATTCCATAATACGCAAGAGCACGAGTTTGAACCAAGTGGTCTGTTGTATCTCCGATGGAGAAGACTTTTTGAACATATGCATCATCTCCTTTTGGTCCTTTTAATGTGCCTGGTTTAAAATACTCAAGGCACATTGCACATGCAGATGAATTACAGGTTCGATTTGCATCTCTGTAATTATCTGTCTGAGGAAACCATGGAAAATTTTCTATAGTATTTGATTTTGGTTTTTCTGGTTTTGTTCTATAAATTCTTACCCAATTAGATGAATCATCTATTAATGGAGAATCCATTAAATCAACTTCAAGTTGCTCTACTGCAGCAACATGCTTTGGATTATTTTCATTATAGTGTTTAAAGAAATTGTGTAAATCAATTCTGGCCATCTTTCTCTCCGAATAGTTTGATAAAGTACTCTGCGTCTATTACGACTAATGGTTTCTTGTGGTTCTTTTTCATGACCACTACTGGTTCATAATCACCACAATTTGCTTTAGCTTGTTCATATGCTTCCCAGACATTTAACTTCTCAACATTTTTACATTCTATTGAGAAAGGAAATTTACTTCTAGCTGCTCTAGCCATGATCAAATCTTCACCTCCAGCACCCATAGATCTAGATTCAATATCTTCAGGATGTATATCTAGTTCTTCTATGAGTTGATCTCTAACCCACTTTTGTAAATTCCTACCTTTAGCTTTAGCACTCTGAGGTTTCATAATATATCTCTAATAACTTAGAATATTTATCTGAACCCTGACAGAGTTATTGTACAGGGTTTCTTGGGTCTTGTCAAGCCCCCCCTTCTTTCAGGAATTAAACAGCTTATATGGCCAGTTAAAGGGGTCTATGACCCTTTCCCTAGTCAGCCCAGTTTAAAGGCCATAAACCGCTGTTTTTTAGGAGATTTTACTGGAAGTCCCAGACACAAAAAAGCCACCTACCTAGTCGGCAGATGGCTTGGATTACTTAAATATTTGGTTTATCCATCGTAGCTTCTTCTTGAACCAGTTTCAACATCTTGCCTACGCTGAGTTCCTACTACTGCATTCAATCTAGATCTTAATTTAGCTGCCTTCTTTTGCTCAGATGTTTTACCATCCCATTCAGTTGGAGTGTTATCTTTCCAATCATCATGCCTGCCAATATTTGCTTCACGACTTCTTGGTAGTTTAGTTGTTTTTGGGGATTGTGGCCTTTCTGGATATGGTGCAGTAAATCCTTCAACAATTACATCAATCCAATCTTCACTCATGTTAACCATGATGTTTTCTGCTGAATCTACAGTATCAGCATATCCTTCTTCTAGAAGGTGGTCTAGAACTACATCATATACATCTACATCTTCACCTAGTCTTGATGCAAGATTTCCTGCTTTAGTAGATACCTTTCTAGCAACTCTGCCTAGGAAACCTCCACCAGCTTTCTTTGCAGCAGAACCTGCTGCTTGCATCTTAGCTTGAGCAGCATCACCGGCAGTTTTAACGCCAGTCACTGCTCTTTGGCCGGTAGATTGAACCGCACCCTTTACCTTTTCTACTCCACGCTGAAGCTTACTAGCAGCTCTTGATGCAAGGTGACCAACAACCTGTGAGCGAATGCCTCTACGAACAGAAGGATCTTTTGAAGCCTGCTTCATACCAATAGAGGTTCTATTGAGTGGCTTACCCTTCTTGCTTGATACTAGGCCATGCTTAGCAGCATAATCACCTGCAGCGGTGTCTACAGCCTTTCTAGCTCTAGCTACAGCCTTACCAGGAGCATCCTTGACTGCTTGAACTTGACGCTGACGGGCAGCAGATACAACAGCTTGCCTTCTAGCTTGTTGACGCATTGCAGTACCCTGACCAGATGTTACTGGTGCAGAACGCCTATCAGTACTTAGTTTAGTATATCCACCACGACCTTTAGTTACAGTAGCCTCGGAGAAAATCTCATCTAAAGCTTCTTCAATATCTAATAATTCATATCCCTCTTCAAGCATAGCTTCGATTGTTTCTTCAACAATCTCTTCAATCTCACCATCATAGAGATAATTAATATCCTCAAGAAGTTCTACTTCTTCAGATAATGTTTCTCTTACTTCATCGTTATAAACGGCAAAGTATGATTCGTAAAGTCTTTGAGTTTCTGTCATTGGAGTTTCTATAAATGTTACTTTATAGTATTATTTATAAAAACTCCAGTATTAATCAGAGTTTAAATCCAGAGAAAGTATCTTTCTTCATGTCTTGTTTGATACCACCAATTACATAGCTCTCAATTTCAGTTTCCTGTGGAGCATTCTGCATCATCTTGGAATTGAGCCAATGCTCAGTCCAAGGAAGAGGATTGTTTGACATGGAGATATCAAACATTGGCTTGATACCAATTGCTTTCATTCTACGATTTGCAATATACTCAACATATGAAGAAAGTAATTTAGCATTTAGACCAATCATAGAACCATCCTTGAATAGATACTCCGCCCATGCTTTCTCTTCATTAACTGCACGAACATACATCTGCTTAACATTATTTTCTTCCTCAGCAATAATATCTAACATCTGAGGATCATCACCATTCTTCCAGTTCTTGATAATGTTTTGAGTGATCACAAGATGCTGAGATTCATCACGAGCAATTAGAGAAATGATCTTTGCAGATCCTTCCATGAGTTTTAGTTCACCGAATGCAAAGCTACAAGCAAATGAAACATAGAAACGAATACCCTCAAGAATGTTCACATTCATAACTGCACGATAAAGCTTTCGCTTCAGTTCCTTGAGTTCAATCTGTGCAGTTAAATGATCTCCTAGTTCCCAAAGAGTTCCAGAATCCCATTGATGAGCACACTGAATTAGATCATCATATGCTTCAGTTACACTAGTTGCACGTTCTAGAATCTTTTCATCATTTAGAATAGTATCAAATACTTCTGTCACATCAGAATAGACATTCTTGATGATGTAGGTATATGAACGACTATGAATCATCTCCATAGTTTCCCAAATGGTCATGCAAGCTTCCAGTTCAGGAAGTGAACAGTATGGAATAAATGCAAGACCAGGACCACGACCCTGTACAGAATCAAGCATGATCTGATACTTCAGGTTGGAAGTAAAGATATGCTTTTGCTCAGGACGAAGAGTTTGATAATCTGCACGATCTTTTTGGAGGGAGACCTCCTCAGGTCTCCAGAAGTATCCAAGTTGTTGTTGAGTTAGCTTTTCAAAGATAGGATACTTGTAGCTATCATATCTTTGAACTCCAAGTGGTTTACCAAAAAACATTGGTTGCTTTTTGGTATCTACATGATTACTATTAAATACGGTCATACCTTTGATTTCACTGTTTGTATTTTTGATGAATTGCATGTAAATTCTCCTTAGATTTTGCAGCTTTCGCAGTCGTCTTCGGTCTCTAGTTGCGAGACTAGTTGTGATAGAGCATCCGTTTTCTCTTCCGTATCACCATCAGATTTACTATCATATGTATTTTGATAGTATGATGTCTTCCAGCCATACTTATATGTTGTCAGTAGATCTTGTGCCATTACTGATGCTGGCACTTCATTATCTGGATAGTTTTCTGGGTTGTAGCTCCAGTTACCACTGATTGCCTGATCAAAGAACTTTTGCATCACAGCAACAATATTAATGTAACCAGTGTTATTAGGCATGTCCCAAAGAAGCGTATAGTTCTTCTTGAGGGTTTGATAGCTAGGAACAATTTGCTTAAGCGGACCTTTCTTTGATTTCTTAACGGACAAGTAATCTCTAGGTGGTTCAATTCCGTTGGTTTCATTTGACACAACGGAACTGCTTTCCGAAGGCATTTGTGCGGACAACGTGCTATGTCGTAGACCATGTGTTTGAATCTCGGAACGTAAAGTCTCCCAATCATAGTTCAGTTCGTTAGGTACTATTTCGTCTACATCTGTTTTATAGGTGTCGATGGGAAGAATTCCTTGAGAATACTTTGTACGATTAAAATATTCACATGCACCCTTTTCTTGAGCAAGTTTATTAGAAGCTTTCAATAGATGATATTGAAATGATTCAGTCAAATCATGGACTAGTTTCCAAGACTCACGATCTTCATATTTCACACCATGTCTAGCCAGATAATGTGCAAGCCCAATATAACCGATTCCAAGTGAACGACGAGACTTTGTAGAAACTCTAGCAGCTTCAACTGGATAATCTTGATAATCAATTAGTTCATCCAAAGCACGAATTGAAAGATCACAAAGTTCTTCCATTTCATTTAGATTATTCAATTTACCAACATTAACTGCAGAGAGAATACAAAGTGCAATCTCACCTTGTGGATCATCAATATGATTGATTGGTACAGTTGGAAGTGTGATCTCTTGGCAGAGATTACTCATGTTCACTTTGTCAAGGAAAGAACTATGTGAATTACAATGGTCAATATTCATGATGTAAATACGACCAGTCTCTGCACGTTCTTTGAGAAGATCCAGAAACAGTTCCTGTGCATTTACAGTTTTTCTTGGAATAGACTGATCTCGTTCTGCACCCACATACATGTCATCAAACGAATCAGTCCCAAAAGCATCATACAAACCAGGAACGTCGTGTGGAGAGAATAGAGAAATTTCTTCATTTGTGATGAACCTCTCATAGAATAGTTTTGAGATCTGAATGCTATAGTCTAGCTTACGAACTCGGTTATCCTCGGTTCCCTTATTGTTTTTTAATACTAGGATGTCTTCTATTTCTTGGTGCCAAATAGGGAAGTGAACTGTAGCCGACCCACCACGAATGCCGTTTTGAGTGCAACATCTGACCGTCGCTTCAAATTTCTTGAGGAAGGGTATAACTCCAGTATGGGCAACCTCACCACCACGAATTTTGCTATTGAGACCTCTGATCCTGCCTGCGTTAATACCGATTCCAGCACGCTGAGCCACATAACGGCCAATAGCCATGTCAGAGCTGAAGATAGAATTGAGAGAATCGTCAGAATCAATAAGCACACAAGAAGCAAATTGACGAAGAGGGGTTCTAACACCTGCCATAATTGGTGTTGGAATGTTAATTCTGTGCTTGGAGATTGCGTTGTAATATCGTCGGACATATTCTAGTCGAGTTGATTGTGGATATTCTGCAAAAATAGTTGCAGAAATTAACATGTACATGTATTGAGGAGTTTCATAAATTTTCTTTGAACTCCTATCCTGTACAAGATATTTGTCTACTACTTGACGAAGACCAGCATAAGTAAAAATATAATCTCTTTCATGATCAATCCAGGAATTAATTTTATCCCATTCTTCATCAGTGTATTTGCCAGATAGGGCTTTATCATATACACCATTCATGATACCTTGGTACAGGTGATCACCTATTGAGGGGAACCCGTTCTTCCAATTAGCTCCAAAGACTTGTTTATATAAGCCGAACAAAAGAAGACGAGCAGCAACATACTGGTAATTTGGATTATCAAGACTAATGAGGTCACTAGCTGACCGAACCAAGATTTCTTGAATTTCATCAGTTGTAATTCCATCATAAAATTGTAGTCCAGATTGAATTTCAACTTGAGATGCACTTACTCCAGCAAGCCCTCCACAAGCACATTCAACCATATTGTGAATCTTGTCCAAATCTAAAGATTCCAGAGTACCATTACGTTTTTTTACTTTAGTACCGTTACTCATACTTTCTTCCATGTAGTAAATTTAACTTTAGCTTCCAACCCTTGAAATGTGTTTTCTTTGATTATTTGCTGTGGGTTGAGTCCAGAAATAACCATATCATTAATATCTTTTTCTTTTATGGTGCTTGGCCAAATAACGACCTTTTCTCCTGCAGTGATAAGCTTGTCATACCTCTGGACAATCTGAAGATTTCTTGGTTCATTATCCAATACAAAAATTCTGTCTCGGTAAATAGATTTTTCCAGATGCACATCAGATCCACACATGGCAATTGCATTAGACAGAAAAAGAGAGTCAAATGGACCCTCTGTAACATAGATGGTTTTATCGAAGTCTAAAGAATCAAGTCCAAATAATTTAACGTACTTATCATCCAGGATGGTAGTAATATAGCGTAGTTTTGCAGTTTTGTCAAGAGCCCTTCCCTGGAATCCAAAAAGTTTTCCACTTTTGGACATGAGGGGGATGACGATTCTAGACTCTTTAAGTTTTGTGTCTGTTTTGGCCCAAGCATGAAAATCCTCTGCGTAATAGAACTTAGAAAAATATTTTTCTGGTATTTGCCTGTTGGAAAGATATTCTCTTGCTGGGTGTGAATTATTTAGTTCTGATATTTTTTTGAGTTCGGATAGTGGAGTCTTCTTGAAAACTGGCTTTTGAAATTCAAACTTAGGTTCTTCAGTGTTTGTTCCACGACCAGTCAGTCCAGACTTAAATCTCTCCATCACGTATTCATCGTGAAGAGTTACATCTAGATCTTTTAAAAAATTACTGAGAGTTCTACCCACTCCACAGTTATGGCATTTGAATACCATATCTGCATTCTTTCGATAGAAAAATCCCCTTGCACGGTTTTTGTATTTTGCAGAGTCACCGCAATAAGGGCATCTGAAGTTATATAAATTATCTTGCTTCTTTTGAAATTTACTTAGTCTAATTGAAATGAGGTTAATGTATTTGTGGTCAATGTAACTCATTTTTTGGTGGTTTGCTCAGTCCCTCCATTATAGGGCATACCGAGCATGTTGTCAACAAGGGGAACCACCAGACCGACCACTAAAATAACTGCCCCTGAGATGGCGGCTACCTGCCACCTAAATTTTAATAAATCTCCAACAGTTTTTTCTACTTCTGAAACTCTTTCAATAACTTTTTTATGATCTTCGGTATTTGATTTTTTCATCTCATTCACCATCTGAATAATTACTTCATCAGACTTAGTTGAGTTCTCCAGTCTTTCTTCATGTATTGCCAACATTTTACTAATTGTCTGACTTGTTTCACTAATTTTTTCGATAGCTGCATCAATCTTTTTCATCATTTGTTCATAGATGCTAAGTTTTTCTTCTAGTAATGCTAACTTAGTTTCGGTGGTTTGAGATTGAAACATACTACCTCTAAAATTACTGTTCTGGAGAAATGCCTCTGTTGGATGCAAATGTAGAAATTTTTTCAAATCCAGAAGCAGATGAATTAATAGTTTTAATCATTTTAACTCTATTACTAGCATTTAAGTTTCGATACAAGTCAACTAATTTGTTTGCACCATCAGGAGAAATCTGAGCTTTCTCTCCATTATCAAACATAACGACTCCTTGCTGTCCTGCCAAAGCTATTTGCTTTAGTTGGTCAATTACTTTACCACCACTTTCAAATAGTCTTTGCTCATTCACTTTTTTTCTTTTCTTTCTTTTTGATGCCGGAATTCCAGGTGGCTCTACACTTGGAGGAATGGATACTGCAGATCCATCTCCAACACAATTAGCAGCAACTTCTTCGTTATAGTTCATATTTTACTAAGCTCTTCTAAACAATAACTATCAGGTGTTATATGTGAAATTGAATTTGGCTCTAGCCTATCCAAAAATATTACAAAAGACTTCAAGTATTTCCAGTATTCCGGTTCAATTTTAAAAAATAAAATTGGAGTTGCTGCATCACCAAAAATATTATATACAACTATAATATGATTTAACAAAAGATGAGTTTTGAGAATTCCTGTTTTATCATAACGTTTGAGTAATCTTTTGATATACTTAAATCGTTTTAGGTCTTCAAAAAAATCATCTTTTGTCATTGCATTTGGGTTGTCATAATGTTTAATTGCAAATAACAAAAAGTTGTCATCATTCAATTCATTAAATCTCATATGTTATCAGGTACCAAATGTTAGAGTTGCAGTTCTAGAAATAACTTCTTCAGTACCACCAGCAGACGTGATCTGCACTCTATACTTGTAACCAGTAACTGCTGAAGTAGCACCAGTTAAAGTTAGGGTGTGAGTTGTGGAGCCGGTGTAAATTCCAGTGTTGGTAAGATTTGTCCAACGAGTTCCGGTTGTAGTTTGAACCTGCCACTGATAAGCAAGAGTTCCTGGAGTTCCAGTTGTAGTGGTTTGACCGTTAACTGTAAATGTTGCTCCACCGGATGATGTAGTAGCATTCTGTGGATATGCAACGTTAATTGTTACTGCTGATGCAACATCTGCAGCAATTGTATCATCAGCTTGAGTTTCGTTTGCATTGGTATCTGGATTGCCAAGTGCAACTAGCTTTTCTGCTTTATGGCGAGTATTTCCTGCAGCATCAGTATAAGTGAAGTAGGACCACCAACCAGGACCATCAATACCACGGGTACGGTTCTCGTTTAGTCTTGCTTCAGTTTCATCAACGAAAACAATTGTTTTTGCTTGTGCTGAAGCAGCAATAGTTCTTTCAACTTTAGTCTTATTTGCGTTAGAATCAGTTCTTCCGTATAGAGACATTTAAACCCCTCTTGAATTTTTATTCTATTAATATTTATAAAAAATGGGGAGTTACCTCCCCAGCATACGCCTTATAGTGTTTTTAGTAAAATCTATTATATTATTTTCTTTGAATCGTTTTGTTTTGCCAAGATATTCAGAAAAACTGAGGAGTAAAATTAAAATTAACTCAACCCCCCAGTTCAACAGCAAACATTCAATCACTTACAATTCTTTAGAAGTGCAGTTCGTACAGTTGCTGCGATTACATTATCAATATCATTATCAGTGGTATTCACATAGCGATCAAGTAGTTCAACTACAAGACGCTTAGTATGACAAGAATTCATTGCTGCAAGTAGTAGTGGTTTTACTACTTCTACTAATACTCCCATGATTTTTCTCCGAAAAGGATTCACTTCTATTTATTTTAGTCGAATCTTGAAGGCAACTTAGTTATTATATTGCTTCCATGCGGTTGCATATACAATGCCTTTTTCTTTTTTAGTCAAACCACCTTCAGAATAACCCTTTTTAATATGCTTCACCATTCTTTCATATTTTTTGCCTGGAGGTGCCTTCTCATCAATGTTCTCAACTTCTTCAATTCTATACGCACCAACGTTACCTGGCTTTGGGCGTTGAGGGCCATACTTAGAAGCTGTCCTTACATCATTCGCAACTCTATTTGCTGCAATATTTGCAGAAGCTCGGTTTACCATTTTATCCTTGGTTTTTTTCACATTTGCAATAGATGATTGAGTTGATTTTTGATAAGCTTCTAAATCAGCATCTTCACGTCTCATATCAACCTGAGGATTGATGATTACACCATCCTTTCTTTTACCTTTCACATCTGGAGTGTTATCTGTTCTGTTAGATTGAGTTAGACTAACAAATTTTCCAGTTGCATCATCATCACTAGACTTTTTTTCGGTTAACTGCCTCCAGTCTGCAAAAGTAAATCTTTCAATGTCAAATGAATTTTGCAATTTTTCTTCAATGATTTCACGAGCTGATGGACCAGACTCTTCTACCATTAGCATTGCTTGCTCAATGAAATAATCAAAATGCTCTTGATCAAGAGATTCAAAAATTTCTTGAACTTCATCATAATTAAATGCAATTTCAGATTCAATGAAATAGTGAGTTAGAAGTTCTTTCTCTTCCTGTCTCATCTTTTTAACAAAAGTTCCGACAGCTCTACCTGCAGTTGCAGCAGCAGACTTGCCAGCTTTTCTAGCCTTTACTGCTTCTCCTGCAGCCGCTCCAGCAGCTCCCGCAGCCTTGACTGCAGTTCTACCTGCACTTTGAGCTGCTCTACCAGCTGCAACAGTTGCCTTTCTTCTTGCCCTAGTTGCAGCTGCGGATTGCTCGGCTTCATTGCCCCTAGCTCTAACCGCATCATAAGTTGCTTTAACTTCTGCAGCACGTCTTGCTCCTACTTGTCTTGCTGTGTTTACTGATTGTCTAACAGATGCAATATCCTTTTCTGCTCTAGCTTTAAGGGCACCTAGGATACCACCTTTTGCTTTTTCTTTAGTTTGTGTTGGAGTTGATTTAGTTGCTGGCTGAGATTTCTTAGCATTTGCAACTTTAGACTGACTCTTAAGAGCAGCAGCCATTCCAGATGATTTTGATGACTCAGCATCTCTTGCAGCTTTTCTTGATTTATGCTCAGCAGAAGCACGGATTGCTGCAGATTTAGCACCACCCTTTAGTGAGCCAATTGACTTACCAGACTTGGACATTCCAGAGCCACGTACTTTAGTACCACCAGCTCCACGTCTCCATTCAACAAGAAACTCTTCAGATGAAATCTCATCAACAAAATCACAGAAATCATCAATACCCATATCTTCGATTAGAAGATCAATACCATACTCATTGAGTCCTTCAGCAATTAAGTAGTCTGCTACAAACTCAATATCTTCTTGCTTGTATCCCTTTGCTTTAGGCACACCTTTTGAAGGAACACAGTTTGGCACTTCACGGCCACCCTTTTTCTTCATTCCAACTTGAGTATATCCTGTCCAGCATGGATCCTCTTCATTTACTAATTCATATGATTCACCCATGTTTGGACGACTTGCAACAGCACGAATCTTATTTGCTCTCTTTCCTTGACCTCTTTTTTCTAGTGCATTTGCCCTAGCTTTCATTCTAGCAGCAGGAGTCATTGCAAGTTCAGGATTTTGTTTTTTTGCAAAATCTTCTGGTGGCTCACCTTCATGAGCACCAGTTGTTGATCCTTTTGATCCACCATACTTAAACTTTGATCTTCTAGGATCAGGAACATCTTTACCTTGCTGTCTGTTACGCCAATGTGTAGCGTGTGCTTGTTGAGAAGGTGATCTTAGACCAGATGATTTACCTGTATTTGGATCAACATGTCCACCATATCCTTTGACTTCATCAAGTTGATCATCGGAATGTCTATTTCTCCAGAGTTCAGCAACATAATCTACTGCTTCCTTTCTGGTCTTTCTAACATCATCACCTGGCTCATATGGAGTATCATCCCCATCAGAATTCCACCAAGGATTCTTACCCTTAAACTTACGACCTTTTAGTTTAGGTCTCTTCTTCTCCTGAACTAATTCAGTTTCTTCTTTGCGAACTCCACCCTTAGCATTTAATTTTGCCTGAATACGTTGCTTCATTTCTGGCATTGAAGCCACATTATAAAGTGCTAGAGTTGGAGCACTAAATGTTTTTCCATTGGTGTATACATTAACACCCATGTAATCTCTAACTTTCTTGTCTTCTAGAAGAGTTAGAGCATACTCAAGAGTTTGATCAATTAGATTTTCTCTTAGATAATCTTCTTGAGAAGTCACATCACCAGGAAAGTATGCAGAGGCAGACTCAACCATCTTTGTTGCTTTGTACATCATGTCTGGTGTAAGAGACATGAATTGAGATACAATAGATAAATCCATATTCTTTCTTTGAAATGAGTTCTATTTATTATTATTTATCTTTTCGTCTACCTTTAGTAAATGACTTAACTGGTTCAGTAGGATGCATTCGTTGTAGATATTCACGATAATCATCCGTACCAATTTCCAATGGTCCTGGGTGATAACTTAAATCTTTGACCCAGGTTCTATGAATTTTCTTTTGTTCGTCCACAAAGATAACATAATTAGAACCTCTGGTAACAATTTTTCCAGAGATACCAGTAATAGAATCAATTACGGTTTCACCTAAGTTGTAAATATTTCCCTGATAATATTGCTCTCTAAGATTTTCAATATCTAATGATGGAGATATTTTCCATAAATCTTCTTTGAGACTCATGGACTTACGAACTTGTGCATAGATTGCACGGCATTCTTTTTTGCTAACATTGCCAGGAAGTCCTTGCTTGAAGGTTTCGTAATCATTTTCAAGTGCTGCTTTACGCATCATTGAGCTAGTAATTCCTTCAGTTTTATCCGTATCTGGATCAGACATTCCAGCACCAACTACTTCTACTCCATAAAAGTCATATACAGTTCCATTGTATTTTTGTGCGATTTTTTCATACTTTTGAACATTCTCATCTCCACACATAATTACTACATGATGATAACCTTCGTCGTGCAATGATGTCAAAATATCATAAATGTTATCTCCGTTTTCTGGATCATTTATAATACTCTCAGCATGATCTGGGAATATATGTTGGAGAATGTTATACTTTGATTTGAAATCTAATGGATTCTGCTTACTATCAGAAGTCCTACTTGGATAAATTCTATACTCAGCTTCTAGCTCTTCCGCTTGTTCCTGAACTGCATTTATGAGATTTTGATGTCCAAGTGAAGGAGGATTAAATCTACCAAAAGTAATAACCACTGCAGGACCATCTCCAGGTTGAATTTCTTCTGGAGGTTGATCTGCAGTGGTTTGATTTGTGGCAGGCGGCTGAGGGACATTTTGAGCATCAGCTTGTGAAGATGGACCCATAAGTGGAGTACCATCTTTTAGCTTTTTTTTATCTGACTTAGATATAGAAACTAATTTTTGTCCGCCACCTTCACTTTTAGCGACAATTTCTCCTTTGGCATTTGAGTAGTAGCCTTTACCCAGATGGGTAAGACCTTTTTTCTCTGCCTCTTTGCCCGCAGGAGTTCTGGCTTCTGTTATAAATTGTCTAAAAGTTTTCATCAAAAACAAAAGTTCTACATCTATTATTTAGGTAACTACATAGGTTTGATAAGCGTTTTTGCCCTCAATATGTTAGTAGCTACTACAATTGAATTATAAACATTAGTAGAATTGTCTTGTAAAAACTTTAGAATCGGATCTTTGTTTTGATTGTATAGTTTACTTTTCTTTCTCTTCATCAAATAAAAATTTACTAATGAAGAAACTAGTTCTTTTTGATTAGCTAAATTTTGTTTTGTCTTGGGATAAAATCTCACATAATCTACTAGCAAAGTGTAAACAAAAAAATCATAATTTTTTGCAATAACATCTAGGAAGTCTGAGCACAATGGCAAGAATCTTTTTGTAGCATTGATATAATTATCAAATCTAGGTTTGTCTGCTGGTTGAACAAATATAGACATTGAATCCAGTAAAGCTAAGCATTCGTTCACACCTTTACTACCATTTGCAAACAGACTAGAATGTATAGTGCTCAGACTTACTCCACTCATCAGATGTCTCCTTCTTTACGGTTTTCGGAATGGAATACACGGAATACGCCTTCGGGATAACGTGCAGTTAGCTTTTCTACGTTGGTCTCAAGAACCTCTTCGATACTAGTACCAAGAGCAATACAGCCTTGTGCAATATACCACATTACGTCTCCCATTTCTTTAATCATATGAATACGAGACTGTTCATTGTATGGTTTGCCTTGGAAAGCAATCTTTTTAACTACTTCTGCGAATTCTCCGCCCTCTGCAGTCAATCCAATCGCAGCAGTTAAAAGTCGGTTCAAGTCAACACCAACAGCGTTTACGTTGTCTTCAGGAGTCTTTCGTTCAAGTTCATTAACCCGAGCAACGAACTCTTCTGGGTTGCTAGATGCAAGACTAGTAGTATCACCTACAAACTCTTGATATGCGTCTAGGCTAATTAGTTTCTTTGTCATACTTTGAATCCTTCAAATGTGCGTTGTGATTTTTTAAACTTGGAATCGTGCTCATCATCTTGACCTGAGTTGATCAGGGTCTTCTGAGCACTGTCCTCAACATTATACAGCTTCATCTTGGCTCTGTCAATACCCACGACGAATCTCTTGTGGGTCGTGGGGTCATTATAACGATTCTTGAGCTGCTTAATCATGATTTGATTAAGGTTTTCAAGCTCTTCCGTACTGATGAGTGCAAACATAAAGTCTGCAGTAGCAGGAAGACCAAAACTTTCAGATGTATCAGTAAGTTCTACATCAGAGTTACCATAACCTTGACGAGTCGTTTGTGTTGCAGATACAATTGGAACATTACATTCTACAGCAAGTCCACGAAGTTCTTCTGCAATTGCTTTGACATAGGTATATGAATTTACAAGTGAACCTTTATACCTAGATGAAGCACAGATGTTTAGATAATCAATAAAAATAATATCTGGCCTAAATCCTTTCTTCAGAGCAAGATCATTTAGAAGTGACTTAAAATGTCCTACGTGTGCAGATGCAGTCGGATATTCTTTAATGATTAATTTACCTCGTGTCTTTTCAGACAACTTAAATAACTTACTCTCATAAGTACTCTTTGGCAAATTAGTAATATCTTGAATATTGACATTTAAGAGATTTGCATCAATTCTTTCAGCAATCCTTTCCTCTGCCATTTCAAGTGTAATGTAGAGAACATTGCTCCCCTGCAGGAGGATGGAGCTAGCCATGTGGCACATGAATAAACTTTTGCCGACACCCGTACCAGCAAGAGCGATATTGAGAGTCTTGTTAGGGAGACCACCTTTGGTAATTTTGTTGAATAGATCGAGATCAAACGGGATTTTGTCTTCTTTTTTGTGGTAGAAATCATATCGAGAATCAGAGTCTGAAATATAGTCATGACCAATGTGGTCATCAAAAGAAACGGAAAGTGCGTCGGAAAGGATCGAAGGAATAGAATCTTTACTTCGTGTCTTATCCTTTCCATCTGCAATTTTAACTGAGTCTAGAAGAGCCAAATAAATGGCTCTATCCTTGCACCATTTTTCGGTAGTATCTAGTAACCATTGTTCATCAAACTTTTCTTCCTTTAATTCAGTAACTAGGCTAATTGATTTTTGGAATGCATCATCAGAAATGTCCTTACGGTTTTCAATTTCAATTTTTAAAACTGCCTTAGAGGGCACTGCATCATACTTGGCAACATAATTATGAATCTCCTGAAATACAATTTTGTCTACAAGAGATTCAAAGTATGTTTCTTTAATGAAAGGAATTACCTTTCGTGTGTACTTTTCATCATAAATTAAGTTTGATAGAATTTTAGATTCAATACTATCCATCAATCACTTTCTCCATCAAATGTTTCCACCGCACCATAACTATACTCCTTTTTAGCACATTCGTCAAGTGCTTCCATCACTTGGGGGGTGAAGAACCTCTCAGGATCTGAAAGAATTTGTTTAGCATAATGCTTGCCGCCATCAATTTCATAACGTCCACCAGACTTAACGAAAACTCCGTACTTCTCACCCAGTTCCAATAGTCCATAGTACTTGTCAAGTCCACGTTCATCATAGAATAACCTCGTCTCGATCAGTGAATTTTCTTTCGTGAACCTAGACTTAAATGCCTTACATTTGATAATGTTACCTACTACTTCTGTTCCATCTTTCTCCTTTGATTTGGATAGGTAGATGATTGTAGATGCAGCATACTTAAGACCAGATCCACCACCCATTTCTTTGGTTGGCATATAGGATCCAATCACATCATATGTGTGATTCGTAACAATCATAGGAATGCCTGCAGTGCCCAGTTTGAGGGACAGGATTCGGAACACGGACTTGATGACCTGAGAACGAGTCATGTCCCTGGTCTCCTTGCCTGCAGAGGCATCCTCAATCTCCTTGGTGGTGGCAAGCATCCCCAGAGAGTCTAGCACAAACATCAGGGGTGGGCGCTCATCCTTTTTAAGTTTCATGTACTCATCAACAACCTTGATTGATTGAGTACGAAATTCCTGAACTGTAGACACTGGAACTAGACCAACACGCTTAGCATCAATGCCACGACTGGTCATCATATCCTTGGTAATTGCAGACTCAGTTTCAAAATAAATTACTTCTCCAGTAGGATTTTGTTGAAGGAAGAATTTAACGATTGAGAGAGCAAAGAAAGTTTTTCCAGTAGATGACTCACCAGCGAGAGCTGTAATCTTGTTGTTAGGTAGCCCCCCAAAAATACTGCCACTAAGGAGAGCATTAAAGATATAACTCCCAGTGTCAACAAAGCCCCCACAATCTCCTGCGGCGACTCCATCCTCGACGATTCCTGCATACTCGTTATCTAACTCTTTGATAACACTATTTAAGAAACTCATGATTAACTCCTAATAATAATTTACAAAAATGCTTCTAGTGTTCCTCGTCTTTCAGAAACCCAGCCAATAGAATTTAGCACAGAAATGAGTGGTTCTAGAAAGCTCTTGGAAAACTGCATATCAAAGTCAATATACTTATGCACATTAAACTCTGAAGGCAGTGTTTGAAAATATGATATCACATTTTCTTGGATTGGGTTAGGAGTTTTCAAGTATACAAACTTGATCTTTTCTCCTTCCTGAATGTATGGATACTTATTGGCAATCTTTAATTTTTTAACGAGATGATTGTATAAAATTGCTCCTCTAACTTGGATAGGAGTTCTCTTCTCATACAGTGTAGATGATCCCTTGTATTTGTTGAGGTTGTTCAAACTACGAGGGAATGATATGTCTACAATATCTTGTTTTCGTGTTTCCATCTTAACCTTATTGATAAAATCAATCAGAACATCGTTATCCTTCATCAAAATGATTTCAAATGCCTTAGTTAATTTATCCCTAAAGTATGATGGAGTAGATGATCGTGCAGTTTCAAGACCCATGATTTTCATCTTGGGTTTCTCATATCGTACACCCTCTGAGTCCCATACGTTGAGAATGTAACGTTTCTTTGCAGTCCAGATTCCTTTGTCTGCAATGTTCTCACGTTTCATCTTCATTTTCTGGGAATATGCATTTACATAATCCGCCAGTTCTTGGTAAGAACTTTCAATATAAGGCTCAAGTTCCACCGTACAGATCTTATCAATGAAATTGACAATTTTTTCAGTAGTCGTTTCTCTTCCTTTGAATATATGAGAGACCAAAGGACCCATATTGAGATAGATGGAATCAGTATCTGAAGCAATAACATAATCTTCATTATCTGTCTTGAGAATTTTATTTAGATAGCTATTCATCTTGTTTTCAATCCAGCGAATTGAAAGCTGTCCAGAAAGAGTAATAGCTTCTGCATTAGTGATTAGAAAATACCTGAAGTATTCATTTCCGATGGCACCATATGCAGAGTTAAGTTGAATCTTACGTGCCATCTGAATGTTATTGCAGCGAGCAATCTCTTTCTTCAACTCCGTTGTTGGAGTCTTTTCATATTGCTGTTTGGCAGCAAGCATCTTCTTTTTGTAGATGGTTCGGTCTTCATAGATCTTCTCCATCAATTTTGGAAGAAACCCTTGCTCATGAGTATCAAACATTGCTCCGTTGGCACATACCGTAGAACATTCTAGTGAACTGGTATCAGCCTGTTTATGGAGAAGTTTATCTACATTAATGTTTGGGAATCTCTCCTGCAAAAGAGTTTCTGGAGAAATGTTATACTGCATGATAAGGTGAGGATACAGTGAGTTCAAGTCAAATGAGACTACCCAATCATGCTTACCTAGAATAGGATCTTTTACATATGCACCTTCATATGCATAATCTTTCTTCTGATTGACTTTCGGAGGAACTACAATGTGCTTACGCTTTAGATAATTGAAGATGATATTGTCCCAAGTCTTTACCTGAGAATATACATCTTCAAAGTTTTCCTTTGCGTCATATGCCATGGTGATTGCCAGTTCAATCAGTTTCATCTTGTCATCTAGACGATCAACAAGTTCTACGTCACGAATGTTATAATCAATAAACTTCTGCCAATCTTTAGTGTAGAAGTCTTTAAAGTTTTCAAACTCGGAGTGATCTAGTTTTTTCTCTCCTAGCTCAACAAACGCAATGTGATCTAGACGATATGATTCCTGATTAGTATAAGTAAACTTCTTATAAAGATCAAGATAGTCTAAAACAGATAGACCTGCAATTTCATAGATGATGTGTGGTCTTCCCATGATTACTACTTCTCTGTTGGTCACTACAGTCCAGGGAGAAATAGACTTCATATGTTTTGTAGATAGAACTTTATCTAGCCTACGCATGATGTATGGAATATCGTAAAGATATACGTTCCATCCAGTTACAACATCAGGAGTGTTATGAACCCACCAATTTAGGAAGTCTTGAAGCATTTCTTGCTCAGTCCAGAATACTCGATATTCTACATCTGAACGAGTGTTTTCATATTCACGAACACCCCACACAATCAGTTGCTTTGTATTAATATCTTTAATTGTAATACAAAGCATTTCTTCTGCAGCAGCTTCCACATTAGGAAATCCGTTTTCACATGCAACCTCAATGTCTAGAGAAACAATCTTCATCGAAGAAATATCAAACTTGATCTCTTCTTCAGGAAACTGATCTGCAATGTATTGATACAAGAACCTCTCATAACCGTAGACAACAAAGTTATCTACTCCTTCATATTTTTTGAGAAAGTCTTTTGCATCATTAGTCTTATCGAATTTGATAGGACTCACACATTCCCCATCTAGTGTTGTATACTTACTATTCTTTTTAGATGGAACAAATAGAGTGGGAGAAAACTTTTCCTGAAATATTTCCTGAACTCCATTGTTGTATCCACGATAGTGAACTATATCACGGATGAGTTGTACGTTGGTGTAAAACCTCATTTAGAAATTAGTTGAGTGTAAAGATTTAGAATTTCAGGTTTTGGTTCAATGATAGTCATAATCTTATCAGAATTGAGAAGAATGTCTACATCATCAGTAAACGATGGATATCTATCTAACTGAGCGTAATCTGTCTGGACAACGGCAATTTCCTTGCCGTCTTTAATATTTTTTTCTTCGGTTGTTTTCAAAAATACTGCATTATCTGGGGGAAAATGTTTGTCTTCATCATTATAATCCCAATAAGTCAATGGATCAACTTTATATGGATTTTTCATATGCAGAGAAGGTTCTTCATCCAACTCGTCATATTCACAAATAATGTAATCATTGTTGATTAGCTGAATCATTTTAATATTCATGGTGGGCTCCATCGGAACATCTCTATGTATGGTAGCATACTCAGGCTCGCTTGTCAAGGAAAAAGACCCAATCCCTGAAAGTTGCCAGGGTGGGTCTGTGCCGACGATATTTGGGGATTTCCCAATTCTATTTATTTCAATCTTCTGTTAAAAGTTGTGGCTCTGTTTTTATTCCAGGAATATTCCATGTAGTTTTCTTCTGATGTTCTGGAATGATTCTTTCAATATCTACAGTTAGTAGTCCATGCTCAAACCCTACAGAGGATACTCGATGTTCATCTGAGAGTTGAATCTTACGGGTGAATGAACGCTTGGATAAACCTTTGTGTACATACTGTCTTGAAGTATCTCGTTCCTCAACTTTGCTGGCAATTGTGAGAACGTTTTGTTCTGTAAAGACTTCAATCTCTTCTGGTTTAAATCCCGAAAGAGCGACTTCAATTGTGTAGTTACTGTTGTCATGTTTGACGATGTTGTAGGGAGGATAGTTAACATTAACTGAATGATGCATTGCATCTAGTCTGTTAAACATTTCATCCAGACCTACAGCGAGTGGAGCGTAATCGTTCCAAAATGAGTCTAGTGATTGAGTGGTAAATTTCATTTTCTGAATCTCCTTATTAAGCGAGAGTTTTACTAGAGACCCCGAAGGCATCTCTTCACAATTATATATATGTGATGATAAATTTTTCAAGTTCGGATTTCCGAAAATAAATAGTAGTATCGTTCATCCACTTATGTGGACGGAAGTAAGCCGACTCGGAACGGATCGTTCATCGGGAAACCGACGCAAAAGCCGACTGAAGGAACGCTCTTTAACCTAAAAAACTAAGGAGAAACCTAATGTCACAAGCAACTTATCGTGGTGCTCATTACGACACCGAAACTCGTAAAAATCAAATCGCATCAAATTGGTTGACAGTTATTCGTCAGCAAATTGAAAAAGAAGAAAGACTCAAGCAAGCACAACTTGCCATGGCAATGAAATAATAAAAAAGGGGGCTAAATGCCCCCTTTCCTGTTATTCTGCTTGTTTCTTTTTTCCAATATTATATTTGGATTCTAGAGTCCACTCAGGTTTATCCTTAAAAGAAAGAACCTTAATTTGACTCAGTGGTGCCGAATCTGCAACCTGATCAGCGTTTACAATTTTAACTAACCCCCAATCCTGTAGCAACTGAGCAATTCTATTTTTACGTTGTACGTCATTTAAAAATAGATTAGCTCGTTTACCATCAAGAGCAAATAACTCTTTGAAATGGACAATATAATATCTACCTTGCTTGTGCAGTATATGGCAAGATTGATATAGTTTTTTTTCTTTTCTTGATGCAACTCCAATACGAGTTAGAGTTTCTCTGACTTTTAGAAAGTCGTCTGGTTCGTTCAGAGTTACTTCAACCATTTGTTCTGGTGACCAACTCACTTCACTATCAGCGTTCATGTTTTCCTCCACGATTCAATTTAGCTTTTATAAATTCAAGTTGTTGTTGTGTTAATAGCTTTAAAGCAACTTTAGCTTTTTCATCACTATAACCATAATATTGTTTTATGCAATCCAGAGAATCCAATTTCTCTTTCTTTAGCCAAGGAGAGAAACGTTTCTTTGGTCTGATAATATTTATATAAAAATCATATTGTAACTTCTTGTCAATATGAGAATTTAAGTTCATCTCATTTGCAAGAAGTATAGTATCCATGAACCCAGAATAGCAACGATTGACAACGTATGGAGGATATTGACTCTCACATTCTGGATTAGAATCCATCAAATTTTCCTTTGAAATATTGATAGAATTTAAGTAATCTTTAAGTTCTGCCACGAAGTCACACAATAATTTTTTTATCTGGAGTAATAATATTACTATACATTTTAGTGTATTGGTCTACAATACCTTCATCTGCTTCAGCAATATATACCACAAATTTTCTATCTACTGCAATTTCGGTTTGTGCTTTACTAATCATTGGAGACCACGGAGCAAATCCAAGTGTTCCTTGTCCAGTAGGAACTCCAACAATTGCATTCTCAACAACAATGTAATCAAAGGTTTCTTTGATTACATTAGCAATTAGATCCTCACCAGAGGACATACGAATCAGTTTTACATTCATTTTAAGATCCTCCATCCCGAAGTCCAGTCTTGGGATTTATACTAAATTTAAGTGGTTTTTTCTTTGAAGCTTTTGGTTTTTTGCTGTATCTTGTATCTCGGTCAAGTTTGGTAAAAGTAGGTTCAATATCAACTTCTTCAAATTTAACATATTTGAATAGTTTTGTTCCATCAGGTTTTACCATACTTAAACAATAATCTGGTAATGGGTTATCAAATGTATACCACATACCAGTATTTCCTTGCCTAAAAAATCCTGTATCTTTTGGCAAATTTGGTAAAATTTCAGTTTTAAAATAATAGTGTTCAGAACTACCTATCCATTTTGAATTTGCAGAAGCATCTAATCCGCCTTCAAAAATTTGATAATAAAATTTAGTTCGTTTCATTTGAATTTGCAATCGCACATCAATTCAGTAAAGCAAGCCAAAGTGTTGATCTCTTGATCTGCAACAAAGGCAGCTTGGTATTGGTATTTAGCAAAAATCAATACAGCCTGTGGTATTGATTGGGGTTCTAATGATTTGTACATTTCATTGTAAATTTTACGAATAATTGCATTTACATCATTATCCAAATTCTCAACAACCCACTTACGAACATTGGCAAAGTTCTTTTCTTTCATGGATTGAACAAGATTTTTCAAATTTATGTCTGATACAGATGCTAGGATGCCAGTATCAATAACACCTCCAGAAGAATATTTCTGAAGTTCATTCAATACCCTACGCCAATCTGGCAAGAACTTATGAATTACCTCTGCAACAACCTTTGGATCATATTCGACATTTTGCTCCTCAAGTACAACCCGGACACGCTGGAAGAACTGTGCTGCGATTTTCTGCTTTTCTTTTCCTGAAATGTTGAAATCAAATGCTGCACATCGAGATTGGAGCGGCTCGATGATCTTATTCCTGTAATTGCAGGTGAAGATGAATCGGCAGTTGTTATGAAACGTCTCAATATTAGCCCGTAGAAGGAGTTGAACATCGTTGGTTGTGTTATCTGCCTCATCAATGATGATGACTTTGTGTTTACCAGTTGCTTGAAGTGATAGGGTCGAAGCAAAGTTCTTTGCCTGGTTCCGTACCGTGTCCAAAAATCGTCCTTCATCAGATCCGTTGATGACATAATAATCTACTCCAAGTTCATTACATAATGCTTTAGCAATTGTGGTTTTTCCAATTCCTGGTGGACCACATAAAAGTAGATTGGGGATTTCTCCCCGCTCTACGAAATTTTGAAAAGTATCCTTAATATCTTTTGGAAGAATACAATCACATACTTTCTGTGGTCGATATTGCTCAACCCACAAGAAATCATTACCAATCATTCAATCAACCTCCAAAAGTGGAATCTGGTTCAAGTGCAATCCAATATTGCAAGTTATACTTAGTACTAATAAATTGAGAAATATTACGGGGTGAAACTAGAACTTTATATACATCAGGAATAATCTTGATGTTTTCAATCTTAAAGTTAAAAGCAAACTCTTTGTCAGTCTCACCTACTTTAGCTGAATAGCTGTTGGATGTATCATTATCTTTGTTGCGAACTACAAGATTGATCTCCCCGTCCTCACTAATCAATGATAAGTCCTTGAGCTGGTAGACATTTGCTGCTTTCAAAAGTGATGATAGAACTTCTTCACTAAGCTCAAACTCAACATTCTCCCCATCCATAGGAATTTGCTTGTCTGAAGGACTAGTAATCAAACTAGGATCAGAGAAAAAATATTTTACTTTAGAACGACCACTTTTAATAGTTAGATGGCTAGAATTATCAAATACAAATTCAGCATCTTTGAATAGATACAAACCTCCTAGAAATTCATTTAAATCATATAGAGCAAAGTCTTGTTCAAACACCTCTTTACATACATACTCAGCCAGAATATTTTTGACTGGAGATACTGTACGAATTACACTACCAGCTTTTACTACTAGAGAAGAATTGATAGTGGAGAAGTTCTTAAGAACATTCAAAGTTTCATTAGAGATTTTCATACTCATTTAAATTCCTGAAGACCGTTTTGTGTACGAGAATAGTGACTGTCAAAGTGAAGTAGTAGCATAGCGTAATGAATCACTTTGAGTAGATCTCTCTTATTGAGTCCATCTTTGTCACCATACCGGCTGCCATACTTGAGAATATTTGCTTGACAGAAGGGAGCAGCAAGACCTTTGGCTGCCATCAGATCAATTGTCTGAATGTCATTGTAGCCATCTTCATCACCGCAATAGTGACCATGATAGGTGCTGACTACATACTCTTCAATATCTTTGAGGATCTTTTCCTCGTTGTACTTCCATTGCATAATTAAGTCTCCAAATAAAAAATGGGGAGAGGAACTCCCCTTAGTATACCGCAATCAGGAGGCGATGTCAAGTACCTCTTCGGTAGTTTCTGGGATAGCTTCTTCAGTAGTATCCAGATCAGAAGCATCAATATTCTTGTATAGATCTAGGAAAGAACTCTTCGTGTCATCATCAAAACGATTGATACATACATTGATTGCTTTCTTGCGATTCTTGAAGATAGCAAATGACTGAATGATGTGAACAAGACGACGAGTAGTGATAATTTCGTCTACGCCACCATCATAGAAGGTCTTACGAATGGTGTCTGCCCAGACAATCAGTTTGTCCACAAACTCCTCATCAACAACCTCAAAAGAATTCATCAGGTTCATGAGAATCTTTTTCTCAGTAGCCATCGAAGGATAAGGCTGCTCAAAGGTGATTGGAAAACGCTCAAGGAAAGCTTCGTTCATAACGTTGGTACCAATGAAACGACCATCATCAGAACCTTTACCTTTAGTGTTTGCAGTGGCAATCACATTGAACCCTGCAGAAGGAGTTACATACTGGTTGATCTTCTTGAGGAAAACACCCTTGCCTTCTAGAACAGATTGCAGACACATGATCTTGTTGCTTGCAAGGTCGATCTCGTCGAGAAGAAGTACGGCACCACGCTTGAGAGCATTCACAACAGGACCGTCGTGCCATACGGTTTCTCCATCAACGAGTCGGAAACCGCCAAGCAGATCATCCTCATCGGTTTCAATGGTAATGTTGACCCGAATCAGTTCACGCTTGAGATGAGCACAGGCTTGCTCTACGCTGACAGTCTTACCGTTACCAGACAGACCAGTGATGAAGACAGGATAGAACATACCAGACTTCACGATTCGCTTTACATCAGTAAAGTTACCAAACGAGACATAGTTCTTATCCTTCTGGGGGATAAAGCTAACTACTGGACTTGCAGGGGTGGCAGACATAGAATTAAAGGTTTTTTCAAGTTGTTCGGTTACGGTCAAATTCCAGACTCCACGACTAGTTTTGTTGGGTTCAAGTGCTTTACAAATAGATGCAAGAGAAGTATCAGAGCTTGCAGCGTATTCGATTAGTTGTTGGCGAGTGACAGTCTCACCATAAAGAACAGACAGGTTTTGGACAAGCTGATCAATCATTTGAGTCATAATGAAGTTACCTCGTTTGGTATGAATGTAGTATAGGGTAAAAGGCGTGGGTTGTCAAGCGATTTGCTCGATGAATTTCGATAAGATGATCTTATTGAAAGCTTTCTTTTTCATTTGAGTTTTGAATGTTACTAGTGGACTCGATGAGCTAGCTGGTGAGATATCAGTAGGAGTACTATTTCCAATCTCAATAAAATACAATTCATTATATCCTAAAGAGGTTGCAGTAAATGATCTTGTGTTTCCCCACTCCGATGATACATCACTCCAAGATGAAAACTCATTTTTGAGATAACGAGAAACAAAAGATTTGGCACCATAGAAATCAATAAGCCTAAACCCTACAGCATTAGATCCAGTTACTTGTCGATAATAATCTACGAATGCACCAGTAATTCCCATACTACCATTCTTACTAATATTCATCATAGTAATTTTGTTCTTTTTGTCCTGAAGACACAGAACGTCATTATTTTGAAGCCAACCAGCATGAACAATATTCCTTTGAGTTGGATTATGAACTGATGGACGATTGAATGATACTGAGTTCGATTCACCATCAGTCAAGAAAACTGTATTGACCTTATCGACGTTATACGTTTTTTTGAACTTTTCAAAAACATCAATAGCTGCAAAAATACATTCATTCAATGGAGTACTGCCTAGATCATAATGATTATACCCATAAGTTAGATATGTTTGATGATCTAAAGCATATGCAAGTTTCCAAACGTTTTTCATTTGATTTTCAAGTTGAGTAGTATTCATTTTACTGCTCAAGAAATTTACCAATAGAAAATCCTCAATAATATGAATCTGAGAGCCTTCCAGTTTAGTTCTTTTACTGCGAGACATTTGAGCATAATTTTTTGCTAGATTCCTATCATTGAAGGAATATACTTCAAAAGGAATTTGCACTTTCTTGCAGAATTGAATTAGGTTAAAAAGTTGTTTGATGGTGCCTACTAGATTCCCTTGCATAGAACCAGACCAATCAAGATACATGATCAGACCATGTGACTTACCTTTAGGAACAACAGTTACTTTCTTGAAGATATCGTCATTCCACTTGTAGGAATACATTTTATTTGTATCAAGAACACCAGTTCCAGCAGTAGCAGACCGATTGTATTCGGTTGCTCGCTTCTTCATTTCAAATTCCTTGATCAGATATGATACTGATTTCTTGCACTCATCTTTATAATTTTTGTAATCATTCTCTGCTCTGGCAAACATGTTCTCATAATGAGTTTTATTCCTATATCCAGAATGACTTGCATCTTTGATGGTTTCTTTAAAAATATTAGGAAGATCATTTGCACAGTCTTTCCAAGAAATGATATGACTATCAATATTAATACTTGGAGGAGTTAGGTAGATATAGTTATTATTATTGATGCTAGCAAGTTGTTGTTGATTCTTAGCCCATGCTTTATCAGTATCAGAAGTGAAGTCAGCTTCTTTTCCAGAATTATTAGAAGTTGAAGGAGTAGCTTCTTTAGGAGTATCTTCTTTTTTGTCAGAATCTGATTGAGTAGAATTTTGATTCTGGCTATCACTAACATTACTATCGAGACTTCGATTCTCACCAGAATCAGATTGTTCTACTTCTCCATCAGTATCATCCCCAGATGATGAAAAAATCTGGAATTGAAGTTCTACTTCATGTTCAGTATGTTCTACAAGTTCTTTGACAATGTTCACTACATCATCAAAAGTTTCTACATTTGCAACTTTATCAACAATTACTTTTTCTTCTGGAGTGAAGTTAATAAACATTGCTTTATTGACATTGCCAAGTTTAAAATAAAGATTGATTTTATCAATAAACTTAAGTTGATTGATATCAATAGAATCAATCTCAAAGAAATCTTTGTCATTGAGTTCTGAATATCCACGATAGAATGCACGAGCAAGGCCAGGATACTTTCGCTTCATCAGCTTCTCAATACGAGCATCCTCGACAACATTCAAATACCCTTGAGGAAGATTCAGCTCACTTCCATACAAATCTGGAGTGTAGATGGCATGACCAACTTCATGGCCCACGAGAAGGTCGTATACATCATTAGAAGTGCCTTCCCAGATGGGCAGAGTTAGAACTCGGTTGTGAGTATCAAAACTGGCAGTAGGAACAGACCGATGCTCTACAGTGAGGTTTTCAGTGGCAAGAAGCTTCGCAAGAATACTTTTGGACTGTTGGATGTCGGACATAGGTGCCTCAATTCGTTGCACTTATACTACCAAGCCCAACCCATCTTGTCAATGGGTTGGGCTATAAGCATTACTTATATCTCGGTTACCTTGCTAAAGTTTTTAACTTTTTCAAACTGAAGAACTTTTTCAAATTTATCATTCAGTACATCTCCTTTATGTGATATGACAAATACATTAGTATCACTATCTATACCACGAATAATTTTCAGGAAATCTTCAGTTCCAGCTGTATCAAGTGAGCTATCAAATACTTCGTCAAGAATCAATAAATTTGTGCTGGCAGAATTTTTAAGTTTAGCAACAGATCTCCAAGTGAACATCAGAGATAAATCAATTCGCATTTTTTCTCCTTCAGAAAAAGAGCTGTAACTAAATTCATCACGAAATCTAGATTTAATAGTTTCCTCAAAGTTTTCGTCTAAGTTAAAGTTAACATAGAAGTCCATCAACTGAAGATATTTGTTGATAAGTTGATTCATCACAGGAAGATATTTTTTGATGATCTTTGATTTGATTCCAGTGTCTTTTAGTAGTGTAGATACGATTTCATAATAAGTCTTATTAGCTTTCATTTTGTCAACTTGCTTCTTTAGAGTAACACCTTCAGAAGCTAGAGTAGTCAACTTTTGTTTTTCGATAGCAATGTCTTTATCGGACTCAGAAATTTTTTGGATTTCATCTTTCAAAGAATCAATAAATTTAGTTAGACTTTTGCAGTTATAATTTTGACTTGCAATTTTAATGTTCAAGTCATTGATATCATTCAGAATTTTTTGTGACTGTTCAATAATTTCCTGTGCTTTTTCAATCTCAGTTTCTACTTCAGAAATAGCAGATTCCAATTTAGTAATTTCTGTATTACACTTTGAAATGTGAGTTTCTTTTACTTCCTCGGTTAAATCTTGATGACAGGTTGGACAAACATCATTGTCATTGTAGAAACTTATGTTACTCTTGTGATCCGTTAGTTTGGTAGAAAATTTAGTTTTATATTTGTCTAGTTCTTTGATATTTACTTTAGGTAGTTGTATAAGCTCATCATTTTTAGCAACTAATTGCAGACATAACTCATCGTACTGCTCATTGCATTCTTTGATCTGCTGTTCATAATCTAGTATCTGTTCATTTTTTTCATCAATGCTTTTTTGAGACTGTCCTGCAATATAATCAATATGATCCTTTTGCATTTTAACTTTTTCTTTTAGAAAATCAATTTCAGTCTCAAACGTCTTGATGTTATCATTATTAGTTTTAATTCTATCTTTTAGGATAACATTCATCGTAGAGAATATACGAATATCCAAAAGATCTTCAATAACTTCTCGACGGTGTGCTGCAGGAAGTTGCATAAATGGCACAAATGTACTGGAGCCCAAGATTACAATCTGAGTAAAAGATTTGTAATTTAGTTTTAGAATATTTTGCTCCAAGTACTTTTGTTGATCTGATGCAGCAGCCACTTGATCTAGGATTTTACCATCAATCCAAATTTCAAAAATATTTGGCTTCAATCCTCGTATAATTTTGTATTCTTTTGATCCAATACTAAACTCAATTTCTACTTTACAATCTTTCTCATTGATTGAATTGATAAGCTGATTTTTATTTACTTTACGAAAAGATTTATTAAATAAAGCAAACACAATAGCTTCAATTATAGTACTCTTACCAGCACCATTGGTTCCAACGATTAGAGTAGTATTGGCGTCGTTTAAGTTGATCGTGGTGGGAGTATTCCCTACAGCAAGAAAATTTGAGTACGTTACAGACTTAAATAAAATCATAAGAAACAGTATCAGGAGGAATTACAAAATCGTCAGGGGTTATTACACAGTAATTATATCCAAAATTCTCACAGGCAATGATGGCATCCTCTTCTTCAATTTGCACTAGTTGCATTTCAGGAAAACCATCAGCTTCAAGAAGACCAATATAACGAAGAGCATCATCCTCGTCAACAAACATTTGCAAAACTTTACTTCCATCAGAAGTTTCTACTGCATATGCTCCTTCTTCTTTTTTGTCCTTGAGAGTTAGTATATACATTACTGAATTTCAGAAGCTTCCAGGTAAATAGATTTTATGATAGATTTCAATTGAGATTTATCATGATTATTTTTCATATCTTCTATATATCTCTGCAGAGTGGTTAGGGTATCTTCGTGCTCTAACATTTCATCATCATTTTTATTCAGCAGAATTTGAGTATCTTCAATAATTTTTAGATCATGTACTCCGATGGTATAAAATTTTTCAATTACTTTGTCAAAAGTGTATAGATCGGTTTTCTCTTCTACAATTACTTTAACGTAGCTATCTACGTATTCTGATAGATCTACTTTTGTATAATCATGTTTAATATCATCATAGTAAAATTTATTAAACATTCGATATGGATTACGAATAAATTTTAACTTTCTAGCATCCAGATCATATAGATGAAAACCTCTTTCTTCATTATAATCACTCCAAGTCATTTCATAAGGATTGCCAAGATAGTAAATATTATCACTTCTAGATTTGTGATGAAAATGACCGGAGAATACTCGTTTAAATTTAGAAAATATATCTCTATCCAATCCACCTTCAAACATATGTCCTGGATGAGCTTCAAACCCATTAATTTCAAGGTGTCCCATCAATACTTCTGATTTAGTATTTTCTAGGTGATTCATCACTTTGAACTGATTTTCGGAATTAATCCATGGAACCATTGTAATGGTATTTCCTAGAACATCAATATCACAGATCTCATCGTATACAGTGATATTGTCATATGAATGTAGTAGTAGTTGGGGAGTATTTACTCGATTAGTATTTTTATAATATGCTGTGTGATTACCGACAATCATATGAACCTGAATACCAAGTTCTTGTAGTCGATCATAGTAATGTTTTTTAATACGATCCCATGCAAGAAAGTCAATAGCCTTTCTATTGTCAAAGGTATCCCCAAGATCAAACAAAATCTTGATATTGTTTTTTTCTAATGTTGGGAAAAATACATTATCATAGAATTTTAGAAAAAATTCCCAGAAAGCCTGAGAACCTTTTCTTCCATCCAAATGTTGATCGGTAATAATTGCACTGTTCATCGGTTGTTGCGATACTCAAGATTTTCTTTAATGCTATTCATATCAGACATATTAAATCCCATAATATTATCATCTGCAGCAAATACCTGATCGTAACCAGATCTTTCAAGTAATTTAGTTTTAACTTCTAGTTGTTTCTTTTCTTTTTGAATTCTGCGAAGGAAAGCAAAGTAAATGATCTGTGTAAAATATGCAAATGGATTAGTAGATTTCTCTGGATCAAAGTTATCAATATATTGAAGACAGTTTTCTATACCATCACAGATCATATCATCCTTAAACATGTAGTTAACAAAATTAGGGCGATATGATAGGTGAGTAGCAATCTTTAGAAAACATTCGCCAATATAGTTAGGAACCCTTGGCTTTTCTCTACCTTCTTCTCTTGATAATTTAACTTCTTTTCTGTAAACCATTAAGGCGTCTAAAAATTCCTTATTGTTTACATAGTGTTCTTTTTTCTTCATTGAAGGACTTGTTTCTGATGATACCAGTATAACAGCTTACTGTAGATTTGTCAAGGGGTAGGGGGGGGGTTGACAAGGGTGCTGGATTCTGCTACAATAACCATGTCAGGGTTCAGAAATTAGTTCTTTAGAGTACTTAGAGACCTTAAGAATCAATATTCAATTTAAATGACTTCTCTAGAAGCTTCCTTGCTTCTTCAATCTTATTTTTAAATCCTAGTTCCTTATCTAGAGATACTCTATTATTATGTTCTTCATTTAGATACTTTTTTAGAGTACTACGATACAGAGTTAATATTTTATTATCTGCTTCACCAACAGTAAATACTTTATTTTTATCTATAAAGAATATATCTTCCTTTGAGAATTTAATCCAAGGTCTCATATCTACTTTATACATTTCTCCTGCTGGAGTAGAGATTGGTTCTACAGATATTTCAAATGGATTCTCTACAACAAATCCATCTTCTTGTTCACATACAACTATATTGCCAACTAACTCAGTACCATCAATTAATTTAATTACTCCATAGAATTCATTCATGTTCTTTCCTTGTAAAATTTACTGGAATTATTTCATATTCAAAATTCTCTTCTGAATATGTTTTAATTCTTTCTACTAGATGATTTAAAGTATAATTCTTTTTTTCTCCTTTTGAGAAATCGTCTGCGATGTCAAATAATTTTGCTTTTGATTTGTTTTCTCCTTTTCGCAATACTCTTCCGATGGATTGGAGATTTCTAACTCTTGATTTACTAGGGGAAGCAAAGATAACGTTATGTAGATTTCTAATGTTAATACCAGTAGAAAAAGTACCGTAAGAAGCAATGATGATGGCATTAGATTCTTCTTCTGTGAGTTTCCTTATTAATTCTCTTTCTTCGGTATCAACACCACCATATACAAAGAATACTTTTCGTTTATCACCTACATCACTATTTATTATTTCGTGAAGTATCTTGCCATGTTTTTCTACCATAGCAAATAAAATTAGAGTGTTTCCTTCCTGATTTATTGCAAGATTTTTAATATAGTTGTTTCGTCGTTCATGACGACAAATGTAATCTATCTCTTCTTGATATGACTCAAATGGCGAATAACCATGTTGGAGAAGAAGGATATTGATTTTGAGGTTTGAGAGATACCCCTTGTCTATCAAATTTTTGGTCTTAATAACCTTGTTAACAGGTCCAAATAACCCCTCTAAAACGAGTTGATTTGTGCTTGACCCATCCAGAGTACCTGTGAACCCAATTCTATACTTGCAATTATGCAGTTTTGTCATGATCGTAATTAGTGACTTGGCTTTGAATTGATGAGCCTCATCTCCAATTACAACATCATACTTTTCAAAGAAATTTTTTGGTAACTTATAAATTGATTGCCAAGTTGTAACAGTTACTTGTTTGTTAGTTTGTTTTGATTTGCCAGCATAAATTTTATGCACATCATCTCCCCACCCATAATCTTGAAAGTCTTTTGATAACTGTTCTACAAGAGAAGTAGTAGGTGTGATAATAAGTACATTTAAATTTCTATCAATATAATATCTCATGATGCAGTAAATCATTAAAGACTTACCAGATGCAGTTGGAGATAATAACAGTTTACGATTATTTCGTAATGCTTCGTAAATTGCTTTGTATTGATAATCACGAACTTTAAATGGAATATTTAAAGATTTAACATAATCAACTAAACCTTCTGGAGTTATTTGTTGATTGGAATCTTTAGGCATTCCATAAAATTTATTGTCTTTGTCAATATATGTGTATCCTCTAGAACAAAGCCATTCTGTTAGATAATCATACAGACCAACATATATTGTGCCTTCATATGGACTGAATAATTTAATCTTTCCATCCCATAATCTATTTTTATATTGAGGCATAAATTTCGCACCAGGAACCTCAAATGTAAAATACTCAGACAATTCATATTTTATATGAGGTTCACATTCAACAGTCAGATATACTTCATTCTTTTTTTGGATAATAACGTCAGCCATCAAATACTACCTTGCATGAATTTTTGCCAATCAATACTATTCTTGATTTGAAATCCTCGTGTGTTTATATTTTCAAGAATTTTTTCAAGAACAAACATCATTTCTTTATAATAATTTAGGATGTTTAAAGACTTTTGAATTTCTTCATCAGACTCAATGTATAGTTGAACATCTTGTTTCAAAATTTTTAAATCAAAAGGTTTTTCCTTGTAAACTTCGGAATCTGCCTTTCCAGTGTAATACTCAAATTTTTCTCTAAGTAATCTTTTGTAATCCTGTTCCTTTTTAACTTTTATAAGCCTTACATCAGAAAGATAATTTAAATACTTGCTGTGTAGTTGTGGAATTTTGATTGATTCGTGGTCTAATAAATCTTGATCCATTACTGAATCTTTTTTCCATTCATCTTTAACAAAGTCAATATCAATCATAGTTTGTTGTCATTAATATCGTATATATCATATATAGTGTACTTAAAAGTGGCTGGTACAGTAAAATACTGAACATCAGTTGCATTAGTATTAAATGTTAATGCTCCAATATCTGTAGGAAACACATCATTAAATACTACTTTAAATTTCTTTTTAAAGTTTGAATCTAGAATAAACAATACTGCATCACTATAAGTTTTATCTTCTAGATCCTCACCGGGAAGTTCTTGAATATCTTGCGATGAATATGGATGGCCTAATTTTCTAATCCAATTATGCACAGTAACATAATTAGACATATTTTCATCTACAATAAATTCTAACGATAAATCTTGAAAATTTATTTCATCACCTGGATGAGGAATTGCATTGTATCGTGTGGATTGATTTGCAACTGAAATACTAATCCCAGGTATTGTTGCAGACTGACAAAAAAATGATACCTTTGGATATTTAATTAACTGAAATTGAAATCCTATACCAGTTAAAAAATTTGAAGGGCAGCCTGAGTTGGCTATAAAATTTGCAGCCATGGGTTTTATTTATATTTAGATAAAAAAAGAGCCCCTTTTGGGGGCTCCTGAATTATGTGAATCAGTGATCACATTAGGTTGATGACTCTGGTTCTTCTGTAGTAAACGTTGTCGTTTGCCTGTAGAGCACCAGAACGCTGGGTTAGACCACCTGCGAATGGGTTTGCAACCATGCCATAACGGGTCTTGAAGCCAATCTTTGGCTGGAAGGTGTCCTGACCGATGGAACGAACCATCTGGAGAGGTACATATGGGCAATAGAAGAGACCTGCATCATATGCATTAGAACCCTTATAACCCATCACGTAGTAGTGATCGTTGGAGATATTTGCTGAATATGGATCAACATATACCTTGATGCGACCATTTATTGTACCAGCTAGAGTTGATACGGTGTCGTCTGGAGTGTCTGAAGTGTTGAGTAGTGGGGTGTAATCCATTACCTTAGCAGCAGCTAGAGCACTTGCAACGTCTGCTGAACAGACGATGAAGTTACCCTTTCCTCTACGAGTCTCATGACCGATTGCGTTTGCATCACGCTCAATCTGGAATAGTAGACCCTTGAACTTCTCAACTGACCAACGACCATTGGAGTCAACGTCTAGGTCGAAAGTACCAGCGTTAGCTACGTTATTCTGAGCACCAGGCTTAGCGGTTACGTAGATGGTACGAACAACTTCACGGTTGATTTCAGTTAGAATCTCTGAGCTTAGAATGTTAGCTAGCTCAGTCTCAGCATCAAGACCATGGATAGCCTTGAGGTCTTGTGCTAGTTCTAGGGTGTACTCAGCTTTTAGAGCACGGCTCTTTGCTGTTACAGTTACCTTCTCGATTGAGAAGCTCATTTCACGGAACTCAGATCCGCTTTCACCTAGAGCTTCAGCAGCGTTGGTGTTCATACCACCAACATAACCGTAATCGCCAGGGCTTGCTGCGTTTAGTACGCCAGGGTTGGTTGCACCTTCGCCAGTTGCAGCAGAGTATGCACCACCAGCAGCAGAGAAACCTGAAGGAACTTCGTTGAAGAAGGTCTCGTTGTCGAATACGTTTGGAGTAGCACCGTTACCATTACGGTCAGTACCACGATGAGCACGCATTGCGAAGATTAGACCAGTTGGACCGCTCATTGGCTGAACACCGCAAATGTCATAAGCAATTAGCTTAGGCATTGAACGGCGGATTAGGCTGATTAGAACTGGGTCGAAACCTGCAACAGGACCACCAGCAGCAGCGCCACCTGAGAAGCCGTGAGCGCCTACACCAGCACCACCTGAGGTGAATGAACCAGTGCTATTAACTGCAACCTCGGAAAGAACACCACGCTCTTCACGTAGGAATGATTCTTGGTTCTCAAGAAGAACTGCGGTTACGGCCTTACGATATCTGTCTGTAATTGGGTTTAGATCGTTGTGCTCCAAAATAGGAGCCCATTTTCTTTGTAGCTGTTCTGAATTAAACATTTGGGGTAAACTCCTTGGTTGTTAAATTTATTGTTAGGAATCTATTAATATTTATAAAAATCTAGACTATCACTGAGCCCATCTGGATACAGCTTGTACATAAGCTGCCATTGGTCCCTCGTAGAAATCTTGATTCTTTTCAACTAGGTCTTCCACATAATTTGATTGAAGTCTTGGGAAATAATTTTCCTTAATAGTCTCAACCTTGTCACGGAAAGATTCTTCACTAATAAACTCAACACCTTCTGAAAGGTTGAACAGTTTTTCTTTCTGTGTTTCTGCTAGACCTTCGGATACTTCTGCAATAATTCCATTTTTAATGTATGATCCGATTTCTTGGTTTAGCCCAACATTGATTTCAATCTGTTCGTTGAGTTTTTCCTCCATCTCATCTAGTTTAGTTGCCATTTCGGCAACTACATCTTGTTCCTCTTCAGGGAGATCAATATTGTTCTCCAGGAAGAGATTAGCAAGACCTTGCATTAGATTTTCAGCAATTTCGGTCTTGATGCCATTATCAATAGAAAGCTGGTTCTCAGCAATCCACTGCTCAGCAACATAATCAAGGTGAGCGTCTACACGAGTCTCTAGGGACTCAGCAATCTCTTCGATTTCTTCGATTAGACGCTGTTCGTATAGTGCCTCAAACTTTTGAACTTCTTCAACTACTTTTGCTTTTACTGCAGCTTCAAAAATTGTAGCTGCCTTCTGCATGAAGTGTTCGGAGAGTTCTTCTCCGTAGAAAAGTGCATTGAGATCGTCGGTTACATCGACTTCAATCTCTTCTGCCTTCATTTTTGTTTTTTTCTTGGAAGACTCTTTCTCTTCCTTCTCATCTTCATCTTCATCTTCTTCTTCATCATCTTCTTGAGCTTCATAAATTAGCTCTTCATCATCTAACTCTTCTTCTTCTCTCATTCCTTTTTGACCAGGAGCTGAGCCTTGAAGACGAGCCATTCCATCTGGTGACTTTGCACCAGCATTTACTTTAGAAGATGACTTACTCATTCTTGAAGAAGCTTTCTTGCCAATTTCATCACCTTCTGGTTTGGTTGTGGAAGAACCACCTAGTTCCTCTGGTGATGCACCCTGGCCAGGAGTGCTGTGCTGTAGTTTTTGCATACGGTCTCCTGGTTTAGCGTGAGCAGTGACAACGTTTCCTTCTTCTAGAAATTCGTCAAATTCTGTATTTAATACATTGGACATCGAAAAAACCCTCTAGAAATATGTGATATTTTCTACTATTATTTATGAAATTTTTATATTACGGAGAAAACTTTCAAATACTTGAAGTTTTCTTTCAGTTAAACTATTAGAAGATGCATTATTAATTGCTCGTCTGTAACTATTAATTACTTTTTCTTCTAACATGCCATTATTCCAAATCCACTCCTTACCTTCCATAATACCTTGTACAAAAGCATCTGGAGCAGAAGGATCTGCAACAATATCTGCAGCAGTAGATAACATGAAGTCATCCTTTACTACATTGATTCCGTTTCTTTCTTCAATAGAACCAATTCCTCTTGAAGATACACCTAGAGTAACGCCAGACTCAAGTAGAGATTTGGCAATTTTACCCATTGGAGTTTCTAGAATCTGAGCCTTACCAATAAAATTGGTTCCTTCTGAACGAAGAGAAACAATCTTGTGAGACACTCTATCTAGGTTAATTGTTGGACTATCTGGATGACCTAGTTCACCTAGAGCACGACCTTTTGCAACATAGTTCTCGTTATAAGAACCAACCTCTCTTTCAAGAGTTTGCATAGGGTACATACGACCATTGCGGTTTTTTAGTTCCGCCTGAAGAAATACTCCTTCAATGTATAGATTCCTTTTACCACCTTTTTCTTCAGTGATAACTTTGATATCTTCGATAGTTTCTGTGATTAGTTTCATTGTTCGTACTCTTCTTCTGGTACATCTTCTTCATATTCATCGTCATCCTCATATTCAACTACAGAGTCGTCCTCTTCATAATAATCATCCTCATCTTCATAGTTTCCTGTTGCAAACATATTCTGAGCAAGTTCAATTTTTCTCATTCCGATCTTTTCTGAGGCAAGACCAAACAGAGTATCATAAATTTTTTCATTTGCATTAATATTGTTTCTAGCAATAATGCTATCAACAATTTCTTGTGACAAAGACATAAAAACCTCAATAATATATGAAAATTACAATAACTATTTATTAAAATTTACCTTTCCCATAATCAGATGGAGCGATAAAGTCTTTAAATTGACTATTAATTCCGCCTCCTGCTGGGCCAGCTTCTCCAGATGCAGCTACATCAGGTTGTACCTGGTGATCTTGACCTGGGGGCAACATACCCTGCTGATCCATCATCATTTGATTTGGATCTTGGATAATTCCAATTTCTTTCTCTTTTTCAATTTGCATATCAATCTCTTCAATTTCATCATCAGTTTGTTTTAGAATTTGTCTACGAACATATTCTACTGAGAAATATTTACCTAAATATGGTTCAACTTGATTTACAATATTAAGTCTATCATTCAAGATTTCAGATTCTTTTAATTCATTGAAATGGTTATCAAAAATATAATCGTATTGAATATATTCTTTCATTTCTTCCCAATCATCTGCAGTAATAATTCCTTTTAGAATTAACTGAGTTCTGAGAAGATCATGGAATAAATCACTAAAACGCTTACGAAGTCTACCAACAAATTTAGCAAATTTAAGTTCGTCTCTAGTGATTTCGTTAGTTCTTCCGATGGTGAATGAAGATTCTTGCTCTAGTCTTGAAAGAGGAATATTAAGAGATTTGTAAAGTTTCTTCTGGAAATACTTAACGTCCTCTAGTTCTCCTAGGTTCTGTCCGCCTGGGAGTGTGGTAATTTCTGTACCTCGACCACCTTCACGGCGAGGTAGCCAGAAGTCTTCAAGCATACTCATATGCTTTCTGTCATCTCTGATTTCACCAGTTGCAGAATCATATACAACTTTATTTCTATATCTACCCATAACTTCACGTAGATATTGTTCTGCCTTCACTTTAGGTAGATTACCTACGTCGATATAAAAAATACGACGTTCTGGTGCTCTTGAAAGTCTGTAAATTACAAGTGAGTCTTCAATCATTCGGAGTTGATTGACAGATTTAATAGCCTTGTATAGATAACTCAAGACCATGTTTCTGTTATGATCAAATAGTCCAGAAGGAACATAAGTTACAGCATCATTAGAAATTTTGATGCCATTTGCATCAGAACCTTTGTAACCTCTTGGAAAATAAATGTAGTATTCAATAAACTCACCGTAATCATACTTTTGACCCTCCATTGTAGTGAGAGAGTCTACGTTTTTTTGTCGTTTAATTTCTCGGACTCTTTTGATTTTTAGAGAGTCAATATATCTAAGTTCTTTGATACCTTCTTTTGGTTTATCAAAGTCAATAATTTTATGGTAATATAATCTGCCATCAATATACCAGCGACGAAAAATATTATGGCACTTTTTATCAAAATTTAAAAGACGTAAAATATTAGAAAATTCTTCTTTAATTGATTTTTTAATTTTATCACTTGCTTGAAGAGTAGAAAGCTCTACAGATACTGGAGCATAATCCAAATCACTACTAATAGCTTCATTAATAATATCATCAATAGCACTATCAATCTCTGGATGTAATGCAATTTCTCTATATTTTCTAACCAGCTCAAATTCATTATTATGTTGGCCAACGCCATCTAGATCTAGATACTGACCAAAATAGGCACCTGCGGCGACTACCGAGGTGCCATCATCATCATTAGGAGGCGCTGGTGAAAACGCCTTGGCTGGTTTCTTCTTTCTGTCTTCAATAGAGAAACCAAATAGTTGCGTCATAATAATCCTATAACTCTTTTATGTATTTATTATCAAACTTTATCCTTGGTTACTTCAAAGAAGTTATATTGGAACTCTACAGTGAATTCTTCAATCTGATCATTTGCTTCAAATGATAAATCAATAGATGAAATTGCAGAAGGCCATGCATCATAGAATTTATATGCACGGATTGTTTCCATGCCGTCTGTTCCACCATTAGTTGAGTCTGGACCCCTGGAAGGTGTCTGACCATCTCTGCTGAGTTGGAATACTGTCATATCCACACAATATGAAGCTCCACCATCTGCACCATACCCTAACTGTGATACGTTTTCAGTTAAAGCATTGATTCCTCTTGACCATGTTTCAAACGCTTTACGAATTTCAAAATTACCATCATTTACTATGGTAACTGACCATGGTTCAAAAGTTCTATCTCCAGCAACTTTAAGCATTCTTCCACGGAAAGGAACTTCAATAGTTCCAATGTTTGATGCTGGGATTTGAGCAGTTTTTACAAGAAATTCAGCTTGAGTGGTTAAATTTGGTGATGAGGTTGATGCTGGACCACCAACATCCCCAATTTGATTTAGCTGAGGTGGGAAATTTAATCTAACTAGAAATAGATTAGGTCTTGCCCCACCTTTCTTTAAATATGATTTGAAATCTGAAATACTCTTAGCCATTGTGTTCTCCTAGATGGTTTACGAAAAAATGATTACTGAGTTAGTTCGCCAAAGGAAATGCCAGTTCTTGTAGCAACAAAGGTAATTGTGATGAAGTTGATGCTTCTTGCAGGCTTCACATAAATTTCAGCATTAAATTCATTTCTGTCAATGACATCTGGAGTATTATTGGTTTCATCACACACCACAAGGAAATCATAGATACCTCTTCTTCCTTGAACACCTCTTAAGTAAGGTTCAACGGCAGATTTGAAGGAACTTCTAGTTACCTCATCATTTACTTCAAACAACTGGAATTTAGAGAATCTTGCAACATTCTTTTCAAGTTCGATGAATAGTCTACGAACATTAATTCTATTGAATGCACTAGGAGAAGATAGTGCAGTCTTATCACCAAATAAAACAATACCTTGTCCAGGGAATGAAACGATAGGATTGATTCTATTGGTATAAAGTCTGTCTCTTTCTGATTGCTTTGGTGAATATGCAAGCTTAGTTGCATTTCTCAGATTTCCTCTATTATATCCTGCAGGAGAGAACCAAGTCTCAGAATTAATAGTGGTATTGATGCAAAGACCAGCAACATCTGCTGCACATGGGACGTAACGATAAGTATCGTTGAACTTATCATAGATGTACTTATAACCAGAGTCGAACATTGCAAATGAGCTACTTGCAATTCCACTGAAGAAATCTACAATGTTTTCAGTTTTAACAGCACTGGTAGAACTATTAATTACATCTGATCTTCTTGGAGAAATTACAGCTACACAATCTCTTCTTGATTCTGCAATATCAATAAGCTTAGCTGCTCTATCTGGACTTATAGTTCCAGGGATTAGGAAATCAATATCATTGAAACTTTCAGAATCTCTGAATAGTTCATATCCATTGTCTATTGCAGCTGTTACATCAACTGTATCACCAGTGAAATTATAATCTGTTCCACCGCTTAAGCTAAATCCGATAACTGGAGAATTTGAACTAGAAATTGGTGAGAATACCTTATTTGAACTATTTGTTTCGCCAATCACTGCATTTGTTTGACCTTCTAAATTAATTTTAGAAGTTCCAACAAAATCAATTCCGGTTGAGTGACCTGGGAATACATACTTGGATCTTTCTGCAATTGCAGTATGGAAGTATACTAATGAACCATCTAGAGTGCTTGCATCTTTTGCTTTGGAAACAAATAGATACTTCTCAAGAATTGAATTTGGAGTACCAGTAATAATTCCATCTTCATCTAATACTACAATATGCATTTCATCAAATTTGCCGCCTTTAGAAGCAACAGAAGAAGATGTTCCTGGCTGAGGAGCAACATCTCTCCATTTTAGTCCAGATGCATACTCAAGAGTGTCGTAATAACTATTATCTGGCGCTGCACTGATTGCACCAGCTGCAATTAAAGTTACTGGGGTTCCTGCATTGTCGGTAATGCTATATGCTGGATACCCATTGGTTGGATCATCTGAAGTTGGAATTCTCTTTGTACTATCATTTAAAATGATATGAAGAGTATTATCTGTAGTGCTTGACTTGTAAATCCAGCCAGTTCCTACAGTAGTGCTGCCTTTTTTAATTACAATGGCATCTCCTGCTGAGACTGTAGGATCTGCACCAGTGTAAGTAATAATTTGGTCTGCACCATGATCAACTGCAACTACTTTTAAAGAATTTAATTTTGTTCCAGCAGATCTTGCTGCAAATTTAAATGCAGTTCCAGTGTAGTTATCGTAATCAAATTTACTCTTAATAATGAAAGAACTTAATCCTGCATCAGATGAAGAATTTAATACAATACTTGAACTTGTTGGTCTTACTACCGCAGCAATTCCACCATACTGAATGATGGTTAATGCAGCAAACCAAGACTCATAGTTATCGTTATTTGGTGTACCAAATGTATCTAGCAATTCCTTTTCACTAGTAATGTAGGTTACAGTATCTACAGGACCAGTTTCTGCTGCAATTACAATTGCAGCAACATTTTGATCGGATACATTAATTGTAGGAGTTAAATCAATTTCCTTAATAGATACTCCAGGTGAAGCAAACGCCATGTTTATTACCTCTATGAGATTTTTTTTCTCAAAACTATTTATTTATCTTTATATTTTGAACTACTTATATTCCCACATATAAGCCATATCACCATATTCATCAACATTCCACTTATCATCTGTAGCAGCAGTCCAATAATCTCCTTTAGTATCTACAAATGTAGTTTCAGTATCAGTCAAGCCATCCAATATAAAACCAAATGGAGCCATATCCTGCTCAATAGCCTCTCTTTGATCTTCAAAAATTCTTTTCCTAACATCATTTGAAGTAAGCTCCCTAAAATAAGGTTGAGTTGATAACCAAGAGAAAATTACGAGACACATTGCCAAGTCATCATTACAACCTTCCTCTGCAGAAAAAGTATCACTCTTTTGAATGAATGTAGTCAATTCACTAATAATGTCATAATCTGGAACTAAAAGTTTATCATCTTCAATCATTGCTTTTAGGTTGGCACATCCATACTTTTTAACTGCCTTGGTCATCTTCACTCCCAGTTGTGCCTTGTTGGAAAATCCAGTTCCAACTATCTGGCCAGCACGACCTTTCATTGCACACATTAGCAAGTTATCGTACTCTAGATCAAACTGCAGGATATCTGCTACTTGACCACCGATATCATTGACCTCAACCAATATATTGGCATTATTGTAGTTTTTACCGACTGTATCTATGATATTGGGGAAGAGGATGGGTTTTATCTCATTATTCTTGTATTTTGCTACCATTTTATAAGGGATTGTAGTGACATCCATTACCACGAAGGCAGAGTAATCATTTCCAACTCCCCTGGCAACGTCAACGGTCATTACATAATCATGACCATCTATTGGGTCTTCATATACATCCAATCCACCACTTCGTTTTAATGGATCTTCATAAACCATTGCACGAAGTTTATTTGGATTGATTAAAGTATCAACAGATCCTAGGAAGGTACACTCAAATTCTTGCTCAAACTGTCGTTGAGAAGTGTTTGCAATAGTTTCTTCTTTCCACTTCTGGTCTCTTCCTGGAACATCCCACCAGTTAACTTCCAATGGTGTGTAACTGTTCTTTCCTCGTTCTGCATCGTGCCAGAACTTATAGAACATGTTCATTCCATTTGGAGTGGAAATGATAATTACTTTAGTAGTTTTACCAGATGAAATAGTAGGGTATACAGAACTAAAAAACTGTTCTGCAATGTGGTTCGGAATGAACGCAAATTCGTCCAGGAAGATGATGTTGAATGAGTTTCCTCGGACAGCAGATGATGAAGTAGAAGCAGCAATAATCTTGGATCCGTTCTCTAGCTCCAGTGATCCACGGTTCCAAGAACCCACGCCCTGCTGTAACCATTTAGGTAAGTTTTCGTATGATAACTGCAATCTGGATAGAAGTTCCCTTGAGGTCTCTGCTTTGTTTGCAAGAATTGCGATTTTTACGTTGGGGTTGAACAAAGCATAATGTAACAGGTAGGAAACAACCGTAGTTGATTTTCCAGTCTGTCTTGGAAGCTTTGCGATATTAAATCTATGCTTATGGAAATTGTCAATCAATTTTTCTTGGAAGTCCCACATTTTAAATGGGACTAGACCTTCATCAAGAGAAACAATTTTGATGTACTTTTTTGCAAAGTAAATTGGATCTTCTTGACATGTCAAATACTCTTCTAACTGTTCAGAAGTAAATTGTATTTGTACGTTAGAAGGTTTGAGGTTAGGATTACCTTTATAACTAGATCTTTCACTCATAGTAAATTATTTTAATTTTGGTTTTCGCCAATCGGGACCTTTTAATTTTGCTTTTGCTGCAGATTGTTCTCCTGCACTTGTTGTTCTATCTGCAAGATTTCTAATTTTTGCTTGTCTTCTAGCAGAACTATGTCCAGAACCAATTTGAAAACTTACATTATCTGCTTCATTCATAAACTGAGAGAAAGACTTTGATTCACCTCTTAGTTGACGATAATGAGCTTTTAATTCTGCTCCGCCAGAAGATTTAGCACCTTTGAGCCAAGGATCTTCATCTGAATCATTTGACTTACTAACTGGTTTGGTGCTTGATTTATACTTAACTTTTGACGAAGTTGGTTTGCGAGGCATATAGACTTTTCCGCCACTTGCAGTTCTCTCACCAGTATCTACTCTATTCTTCAATCTATCTACAATTCTGCTAAGCACTCCTTCATCAATTTTCTCATCTGATGCCAGATATTCTGCAGCAGTATCTACAAAGTCTGCAGCTCGTGTAATTTTTGATTGTACCCATGCAGGAAGTTGTTGATCAGATTTGCGAATAATTCTGCGAAGCATAGCAATAGATCTTTCCATCTGATCCAATTCAAGCCTTGCCATATACCCTTCATGGTCTTTAATCTTTCCACTATTAATTTCTTTATGATCTTCTTGCATGTTCAAAAGACTGGTATTCATTTCCCATGCGCTTGGACCATATGAACATTGTGATTTAGTTTCTTTCTTTTCACAAAGATGACAATAACGAACTTCTTGTTTCTCTTCTTTGACGGATTTTTTTCCATCTTTCCATTGAGACTTTAATTGCTTTTCCATTTTTAGTAAATGCTTGTAATAGTTAGGAAACTCAGCAATATGTTGGAGAGCAATTCCGTAAGCCTCTTCATGAGTAGTTACGTGCTCTCTTTCTACAGTAGAACCAACTTCTGCCTGTCTAATAACGTAATCAACAGATACACCATGTTTCTTGGCGATTTCTTGTTCTGTAGGAACTTTCTTTTTCATTAGTAAATCTCCCTCCACTGAAGACCTGCTCTGATTGTTCCAGCGTTATTACCCATGTTCGTTACCAATACAACATATACTTCAGATGAACTTGAGTCAAAATTTTGAACGATAATGTTTTTCTTTGCTGCTGAAATAGAACCTGTTGAAGCAGATCCTAAAGAGTTTTGTGAAGAACCAGCAGTTACATAACCACCAAATAAGACATCACGATTTGCTGCTGTATAACCAGTAGCACCTACAGAATATTGAACGCCACTATCAGCATCAACATCGGTCCAAGTAAGTGTTCCTGCCAAACTTGCTTCGCTAGGTAGTTTAGCAATTTGAAATGCCATCGTTTCGCCAGTTGGATACAGAGCAATATTATTCAACTTGACAGAAATTCTGTTTGGATAAGATTGGAATGTATTTTTCAAACGAATTGCTAATACTGGTAGAGTGGCAGCTGCTCCAACTGCTCTTGATGCTGTCATCAAATGCATAAAGTCAATACCACTTTCTGTGTATCCACCTTCTGACATTACAGTAGAACAAATCTGATCCATCGAACCACCAGAAGTTGTGCCTGTGTTTAGGATCTCACATCTTACTGGGAGGTTTGGATTAGACATATAAACTTCTGATAGCACATTAGAGCAGTAGTATTCATGTGCTAAAATGATCTGACCAGCATGAACAAATCCACAACGAACTCTACCAACTCCAAGCCACTGAAAGTCAATATAAACCAGTTGAGTTTTTGAAGTATTGATGTTGAACTTGGAAGGACCAGTTCCATCACAAGGATCAATATTCCATTCTGATTGAGGAACTCTTCTCTTGTAGTCTCCTACTGTTGCTTCACTAGCACTGCCGCCAGCATAGGAACGAATTACAAAATTGAGTGTACCATTTGTTGTGCCGTTGGAAGTTCCATTTCCAACTTGCTCAAAGTAAATGCCATCTCTGTCATCAAAGTATCCAGTTCTCTTGGTTACATTCTGCTGGGCGTAACCAAAGCATACCGAACTAAAGATAACCTGTGATTTACCTGGCTGGTAATGATGATAGAACTTTGTTTGATGGGAGGCACTAGAAGCAACATTAGATGTTGTTGTCATCGTAGCACATGCTTTATTCACGTCATATTGAATGTTCCCACCATTCAATGTTCTATCGTTGAAGTTAGGATCAATAGCATAGAGATGCTTATAATCACCGAGAGTGAATGTCTCGGCAACTCTCAAACGACCAAAAGCATCATTAGCAGTTGCACCAGTACCAGTAGTAAGATTGCCGAAGTTATCGGCAAGCATCACTACTTCATACTCATCATTATTATCACTAGCTAGTGATTGGTCTGAACGGTAAAACTTTGCCATCTATCAACCACCAACAATTTGAATTTCTGTTGCATATACTTTAGCACCACCACTTCCAGCAATTGTAGCATACTTAAAACTATTATTTAGAGTGGCCGTTCCAGTAAAATCAGCATAACCAGAAGAATTAAGAGCAACCGAAATTGAAGTATCTGTTACTGCAGTTACTGCTAGGTGTGCAACGCCAGTATTATATGCAGCAACCGAAGAACCAGTTAGAGTAACATAATCACCAACAACAAACGAATGTGCTGGACGACCAACATCTTGTCTCATATTTAGAACAGTTGTACTCGCACCCTTAGTAATACTAGCAATAGCAGCTCTTTTTACAGAAGCAACCTTGACTACAATCTCATACCCATCATGGATGTAAAGTGTGCTGTTTGCTGCTAGAGGGTTTCCTCCCCATGCAATTCTTGCTGGACCTTTTGCAATATCAGCAATAAAACGAATTACACCACTATTGACGATAAATGCAGTAGATTGAGTATCTGTAGTATCTGTAGTATCTACTATAGGTAAATCTTGTACAACTTTAATGACTGACATTTAAATTCTCCGAATTGTTATCATTCTTCCGTATTATTTATTTTGGATTGTTTTAGAAACTTTTGAAGTTCTGCGGTGCTTCCGATAAACATTGTATTGTTTACAGTAGATGGACCTTTTCTGGAAGGAGTATCTTCTTCAATGGTCTTCATTTTTTTCTGAAGATCAATTAATTTGTCAGTCATATCAGCAATATTTTTGATGCCTTGGAAAGCAACTTCATATGCTCTTGGATGATCACTATTTCTAGCTACATCCATGATGCCATCAATCGCTTCCTGACCCTTTCCAATTAAATTATATAATTGTTCTCTACTATATTCATAATCTTTTTCAATATCTTTTATATCATCTTCAAGTTTTACAATTTCTGTTTCGGAAACTGTATCTTGAGGGACAATATTAAAAGCGTCATCTAATTTATCGAATGTTGACATGATTATTCAGTCCAAAGTTCATTAAATCCAAAATCATCATCTGCTTCTACTAAAGCATCATCTAGAGTATTAATAACTCCATCGTTATTATTATCTTCTAATGCTTTTGGAGTTACACTATATGTCACATATCTGTTGGCGTTAATTGCAGTACCAATATCAACATTGACCTTTTTGATTATATCTGAAGTTGTAATTGGTCCGTAAATATATGACTTTGCAGTAAATGTTAGAGTGTAAATAATAGTTCTTCTGACAGTAAAATCTCCTTCATAATCATCTTGAATAGTTACACCATTTAGTAAAATTGGAATATCTTTTTTCTCATCTGTCTCTGCGACCATATTGATCGTAATTGAAAAATATGGCTGAAAGAAAGGTAAAATTTGTTCTAAAATTTGAACAGCATCGTCGTTATTTTTGCTGATGATAGCAAGCTCAAAATCTAAATTATATGGAACTGGCATATAATGTGAATATGATATATCAGTTTCTCCATTCTTTGGAGTTCTGCATACCTGAGTTGGTCCTAACTTTCTTGAGGGATCATATGTGATTCCTTTTAACTCAAACGCAATTCTAGGTAGCTGAATCTGAGTAGGTCTTCGTTGATCTAAATCTGGTTCTGCTTCTACTCTTGCTAAAAATTTCTCAACAGGACCATATGCAAAAGGAACTTTAATGGATTGCTTAACAACTCCATCTTTGTCTTTTCTTCTGAGTTCTATATTATTAAATAGAGTGCCAAATCCAATAATTGTTTTACGAATTGATTCGTTATAAAAATGTGTGCCTAACATTAAAATTCTCCCATATTTGAATATTCACCGAATGGATTTCTTTCGGACCAGTCGATAATTTGGTCACCTTCATCTTCAAACCATTTGTTTTCGTTGAAGTCATCATTTTCATTTTCAATAGAGCTAAAGGTACTGATTACCCACTCTGCATTACTAGTTCCTCCGATTAAAGTTTCTCCGTCTTTAAACTTTCCTACTATATCTATAAGCTCAAGCTCTTTATTAGTTACATCATATCTTATAACTTTTCCTTTGGCTCCGCTTATAGAACCTGTTACGATCTCTTCAAATTTATAGATGCCTTTTGGTGCCAATACTGCCTGTGCAGATGCTCCATTTCCAGCACCACCGATAATTACTGCAGGAACAGAATTATATCCAGATCCAGGTTGAATAATTTTAATTCCTGTAATTACTCCTGCAGAAACTGTAGCAGCAGCTTGAGCACCAGATGCTCCACTTACAATACCAAAAGTTACAGTAGTTCCAGATGCAGTATATCCGGTGCCTCCATTGAGAACATTAATTTGCTTAATTCCTTCTGTAAGTTTAAATGTAATAGAATATCCTTCCTCTCTTCTAATTTTATCTATTTCTTCTACCCCAGTTTCAAATCTTTCACTGGAATCCTCCATTACTTCACAAACTAGTTGATATGTCGCAATCTGTCCTAATTGTCGAAATGGTTTGTTGTGCTCTACAAATTTAATTTGAAATAGTTGATTTGTTAGAGGGAAATAAATTACATCACCTTCATTAGGTCTTTCGTTGGTGAGTAAATTGTTTGATGAGGAGATTAGATCTTCCCATCTTCTCTTTGAAATTATAAATGTTGCCTCTTCTGCAATACGTACTCCAAATTTAGTTAATAACGTTCCTTCCCCGGTAAATCCTTCGTAGTTAGAAACATACATTTCTATCATGTAGTTTTCATCAAATAATGCAAGAGGATCTTCTTTGAATAATCTGTCATCATCTGAAAATTCTCTTGGCAAATAATAAACATCAAAACCATAAATTTTCAAAGATTCTATAATTAAATCTTCATACAATCTTTGTTCTGATGATGTTCCGTGGGAAAAGTAAACGTTTTTCATTATCCTACCATATCAAGTGGTGGCAGTTCATATGTACTTAGAAGTTCTTCATATAGCTTATCCAACTCTCCAGATGCATCATCATATAATTGACGACCATTGAAAGTTACCCCACCTGGCATCTGAATACCTTCAAATTTAGATAAATTTTGACCCCACTGCTTTTTGATAAGTGAAGTTAAATATTTTTTGACCCAAATTTCATTATAAAGTTTATTGAACTCATTTGGATCCAATGCTCTATAACAATCAATAACAATAAAATCATCTTTAGATTGCATACCCCAATCAAGATCAATATACAATCTATTTTGAACTTTATTATAACGAATATCTTTGTTGCCTTCTAACATAAAATCTAGTGTTTCTAGATAAGTCAGCACCATATAATAATTCATAATATCATATGAATAGAAATTATAAAAGTCATTTAGAAAGAACTGATATCTAAAACCAAACATGTTATTAACAAAAGCATTTGATACTTTAAAAATGCCTTGCACTGCAATAACGTGATCTGGAACTGTTAGATATCCTCTTCCTTCTTCAAAACTTAAAGTCCTGGATGAATCAGAATCATTGGTGTCAGTTTTAGTAGTAGTAAAATTTCTTTTCTTTCCATTATCAAGATCTTCTTGGGTAAGTTTGTACTTCAAGTACATCCTTTCCATGCCATTATAGGCTCTCTCATTAAAAATTTGAATTGTGTCGTCGATGAGATCTTCTATTTGATCGTCATCAACATTAATTTCAATCACTGGTTTTCCAAGTCTACGAAGACAATATTCTTTTAATTGTACTCTACTACTTGGTTTTGTCATTATACTGACCTTCTAGATTTTGTAAGTTCTTTTGTTGGAGTTTCAGATTTGTCATCAAAAGAACCCCCATCTGAAACTAAAGGTTGCTTTTGGGTAGCAGTTATCATATTATTAAGATAAATCACTTTAGCTTCAAGCATTATGTTTTGGGATGTCAATTCATTTATCTTTTTTTGCATTACTGCTAATAAATTATTTACTTCATCTGAGTTCATAATTACCTCATAGTTTTAGTTATTTATCAATAGGTTCCACCATCAAGAGTTGTAGTCCAAACTGGAACACCAGAACCATTTACAGTTAAAATTTGATTTGATGTTGTTTCATCAGAAGTTCCTGCAGCAACTGTTCTTGTTAATCTCTTGTATTGATCAAAGAAAGCAACACCATTTAATACCCCATCATCAAGTTTTACTGTTTTGAAATATGCACTACCTCTAGTTCCATTGAATACATTTCCAGAATTTGTGGCATCTGGAATGTATGTAAAATAATATGTTGTTACATCTTCAGAGATTCCAGACTCATCATAACCGAAGAAACCAGTTTTTAAGCTGCCATTGTAGTATCTGTATTCGATACCACGATCCATATTATCGTCTGCACCTTGAGTAAATGTTAAAGTGACTCCAGCTGCAATTCCCCCAGTTAATGCTGCACTAATGGTTATTTGATTTGAAGTATTAACTACAATTGTAGTGTTTGCAGGAATGTTGGCATCACCAGTAATAATATCTCCATTATTTAATCCTGTAGTATTATCAAGGATTAAAGTTGTTGCTCCATTTGAAGCAGAAGATGTTAAAACTTTCTCGCTAATCGCATCTCCAAGAGTAAAAATTGGATCATTTACAGTCATTACGGTAGAATTTACCGTAGTTGTAGTACCAGTTACCTTAAAGTTACCTCTAACAATGACATCACCGCCAGCATCTCCGCCAGCAGGATAAGGATCAAGAGTAATTGTTTGACCACTTACATCTCCATAAATTGTAGATCCATTAATTTTTAGATCTCCAAAATCAGTTGTGGTAGCAGCAGTACCAAAATTAATAGTAGTGGCGTTACCAAAGGCATTTACAGTAGTTGCATTGCTATTTAATAAATTAAATGTAGAAGTGGAACAATTTAAAGCTCCACCATCAATAGATATAGTTCCATCAACATCTAAATTATTATTGATATTAGTAGTACCTGTAGCAGCACCAATTTCAACCGCAGTGGCGGCACCAGCAAAATTTACAGTAGTTGCATTGGCATTTAATAAATTAAATGTGGATTGATTTGTTGTGAAATTTCCGCCATCAACATTTAAATTATTATCAATATCAATATTTGCAACTCCAAAAGTAACTAATTCAGTAGAGTTGGTTGTGTCAATTTTAATATAATTATTAGAACCTTCCGCTAGCAAAAATGCACTTGCTGTATTATCTTCAACCGAAATATTTACTTTAGCAATTGAATTTCCAATTTCAATTAATTCTGAACCATTTATGGTTGTAATATTTAAATAGTTTACTAATCCTTCTGTAATTGAAAATGCATTGGAAGCATTATTTAATATATTATTCTTAATAGATGCAATATTATTTCCTAAAATTAATGATTCCGAAGAATTAGTAGTATTAATTTTAATGTATTCATTAGTACTTTCTTTAACTACAAAAGCAGAAGCAACATTATCTTTAACAATATTATCAATCGCTGAAATATTATTACCTATACTTACTTTTTCAACCGAATTAGATGTTGTGACATCAATGTATACATTAGCATTTTGTTTTAATTGAAACGCCCCTAAAGAATTATCTAAAACTTCAACGGAAGTTTTAGCTAAAGTATTTCCAATAGAAATTAATTCAGATGAATTTGTAGTGTTTATTTTTAAATATGAGTCTATACCTTGTTTAATATCAAGGGATCCTTCAATATTATCTCTTAAATTAAAATTGGTAGCAGAGTCTGTAAAATTTACATCTCCACCCTGAACCGTTAAATCGCCACTGACTGTTAAATTAGTAGGTGTTCCTGCCAGACCTACATTAAACGATCCAGCAACATAAAGATCTCCTCCAATTCCAACACCACCAGAAACAACTAATGCACCACTAGAAACTCCTGATGAAACAGTAGTATCAGAAATAGAGACTGCAACACCACTTGTAAAATTCCAATCTGCCCCAGTAACTTCTAGTCTATCATTAGTAGCTTCATTATATCTAATTTTGGTGTCCTTACTTGTACCAAAAGTTAAATATGTATCATCTGGAATTTGTATTTCTCCAACTCCATTTGGATCTAATACAATATCCCCATCTGTATTTGTAGATGAAATAGTGTTACCATCTAATCCAAGATTATCTACATAAAATTCATTGACTTTTTTCGCAGAATCTACTAATACCGCAGAGTTAGCAGTTAATGTTCCATGCCCATGATCGAGCATATCAGTAAAATATTTACCACCAATAACTTCAATATTAGCAGCAATACCTCCAGTTTCAGTACCTGTACCAAGGTACATTTTACCATAGGATGTTACTGTGGCACTTTGGGCATCAATATAATTACCAGTACCCCAAGAATAACCTAACTCACCTTGACCGAGATTTGGTTGTCCAATTCCAGAAGATCTTTTAATTTTAATAATAGTTGCCATTTTTTGTGTCCCTGATGGTTTAATAGTTACCGCAATTAATAGTCAGACCATTTCTTTCTATAATATTAGAAGCAACCCAAGCATCAAGATTAGCATCATATTGCAAAAGGGCTCCATGTTGAGCATTTAGTACATCTACATCACGCAATGAAGAAATTTTTTGTGCTGCATTTGCAGCAATAGTTATTACTTGTGGTTGGTTAGATACTGTAGCAGATATCTTAGGAGAAGGTGAAGTATTTACTGTAATATTAGTCATTTTGTTACTCCTGGATTAATAGTAACAATTCCCTCTATTACTCTAGTTTTTTTACCAAAAGAATCGGTAAGAACTACATCATATAAGTATCTTCCTTGTTCTAAAGAAGAAGTTTGCGAAAAACCCAAATCAAGTATAACAATTCCAGTGGCTCTATTAGGCGAAAAAGTTACTGTAAAATCTGTTGATGTGCTACTATAATAAGATTTTCTTATTTTAGCCAATCCTGTATAACCGGTCAAATTCCATGGCTGATTGTTATCATCATAGATGGTAATTTTAGCGTTGAAATCAGAACCTTGGTCAACATATAAGTTTTTTACAGCTGCCATTTAAAAATATTTATATAGAGAGATCTCCCTAATATTTATAAGCAGATCTATTCTTGAAATTATTTTTTTATTAATAAGTTCATAACTACCTGTTGTTGGATATGATATAATTTTGCAAATTCTTTTGCAATGTGCTTGGCACCCTCTTCGTTCAACGTATCTATATCATTATAAATTTTTTGAAGAGTAAATTGTTTATTAAGTGGTAGATCGTTCATTTAATTTTAACAGCAAAGTTTTAATTTCAGTTAGCTCAGATTTTAGATCTTGTAGCTCATTCTCAATTTTATCAATTTTCTGAGATTTATTCTGTCTCATTTGATAACTTTTCATATATGATTCATACTCATATGTATTACTATTAACGATGGCACCACTATCAGAATCTCGATATAACCCTGGGTGCCCATCAACCATTACCTTTTTCATCATACTGCTAATGCAATTGCTCTGAAGTTTCTAATTTTTGGAACATTAGTTTGATCTGCACTAATCATACATACCTTAATTGAGTATTCTTTAAACTCCGGTAAATTCTTTACTTCAAACTCAAATGCTCTGTAGTCAGATGAATTCACTGAAGTTGGATATGAAATTGGAGGCAATTCAATATAATTCATATCATCAAATGAGCCTAGGTTTCCATCACCATTTATTTTAACAAATACCTTAATCTCAGAATAGTCTCCATTCAAACCTTGTTTTCTAATACCATCTAAAAGAACTTTAATTGCAGTCGAAGTATTTTGTAAGGTAACTTTTTTAGTAATATATGATGAATATTTACCAGAATTTGGAGTCAATTCTGCAGAAATATCTACAACATCATTAAGAATTTTTTTGCTAATTCTATTGCATACAGTAATTGCTGATGACCCAATTACATCTACTACAGGACTGATGTTATCAATTTCAGTAGACATTCTCAAATTAAATATTAGTGATGATGGATTAGATGGGAAATAAATTGAATTATTTGCAGATGAAACAACCAATCTAGGTGTAGTCATTTCGCAATACTGCTTATTTTCTACAGATTCTTCATTAATTTGAGAGAATGAGGATTGTGCAGCATAAATGCTATTTCCAGTAACACTTGTAAATGTAAATGATAAATCTGTTGAAGGAAGCACCAGAGTATTAATATTTGGATATAATTCCTCATATTGAATATTTCTAGATGCAATTATAGAATTTCCCCCAGCAATAATAGTGGAATTTGCATTAGTGGTTGCTGCAATTTTATATCTATCCAAATCAACCACTTGAGTGATTTGATGTACTTTATTAATTTGTGTTAATGGAATTCCATTAATTGAATAGCATTTTACACTAGAACCAATTGCATGTGTTGCTGCTACACTGCCAGAAACTCCTCTTTCAGAGATAGTAAGTGTATTTCCAGAAATACCAGTGTATTTAATAATTTCATTATTGATTAATACAAATCCAGGATTTGTTGGAGATACTGGAAGTTTATTGATAGTTCCCCAAGTAGTAGCACTTGCATTGCCAACAGTAATATTTCCAGTTTGTGATGCGGTAGTGATTGCAGTATTTAAACTAGTATCTGGAGCATCTGACATAACAGAAGATAGTTTAACATAATTTTGTATACTGTTCATGCAATGATTTGGATGATATACTTCAATAGTTGCAGAGTTATCTGTGAATGATAGAGAGTCTGGATTTAATACTGCATCTGGAACAGGATCGTTATTTAACTTGCAGTTATATGTAGTATTTGTAATAAATTTAGCTCTATTTAATACAAATTTAACATCTTCAAATTGATCTGGTGACCAAGTTGACATATTCTGAGATTTAAATAATGAACCAGAGTATGGTTGTTTATCAATAATAAATGAAGTTAATACATCATTTTCAGTAAGTCTAGATATCCACATTTTATATTGTTTAGAATTACTTCTAACTATAAATGCATAATATGTGTCTTGATTTAAATATACCAATGATGGGAAAGTAAATCTGGTTGCTACAGAAGCATTATTAGAAACATTTACATTAGATGCATCTACGACAGCAACTCCATATGGAACTACAGTATTTGTGAGTGTTCCATTCTCCATAGTTCTAATTTCTACAGAGACTGGTACTGAAGGATCTTTGGTTTGGAAGTATAGATCAATTGAAGATATAAACACTCCGCCAGTAGAATCTACAAAGAATGACTGTGCTACTGGGTCTCCTCCCCCTGCAGGTGGTGGTGGTGGTGGATCTGGAATGAAGACTGTTCTAGTTCCTCTGATGGGTGTAGACGTGATTTGTGGGGTTTGTAATGAAACTACATTGCTGGTTAAGCTAACTCTTGCACCTAAAGTATCATATACTGTTTCTGCATTTGACTGAGAAATTCCATAAATTGAAGTTCCAGTAATTTCATCACATAACTTAAACACAGATGTGCCAGTCTGGTATGTTTGTGGAGGAATAATCAAGAAGGCGTTCAATACTCCAAATGAATCTGTTTTTACTCTAGGTGATGTAAGAGTAAGTGTTCCAATTGCACCTGAGGAATTTCCAGATATAACAAAAGTCGAACCCAATATAACTGGATTTATATTACTTCCATCAATAGTTAAAATATTGTCAATACTTAAATATGTGGAAGTTGAAGAATATGAACCTAAATCATCAGCAATTACTGTTGCAGTAATTACATTAGCTCCTTGGACAGTGCTAGCTAATGTTGGACGTAAAGTTACAGTTTCACCAATTACAAAAGTTCCAGTCCTATTGGTCATTCCAGTGATATTTTTAGGGAATATCATTGAATCATTCAGTGCATCATCAACAAAGAAGTGGAATAATGTATTGGGCTTTAACTTAGATGCAACTACATTAACAATTCGGGATCTAACAAACTCTTCTGTGCCAATACTATTAATACTATCCCCAACTTGAATTTCTTGAGTTAATGTTGAGAATGTATTATCAACTCCAGTTCTCTGTTGGAAGACATTAGTGCCGCCACCTGTCCTAGCAGACCCAGTAGAATTCCATGCACCCCATTGTTCACCTGAAGCACCACTATTGTCAAATAGGAATCTAATTGGTTCTGATAAATCTATCTGTTGAGTCTCTCTTTGAGTTCTAATTGTATCGAACCAGACATCTTTATTTGGACTTAATACTAATTCACCATTCCATGCAATAACCTCAAATGGCTGTAAATTTTCTACTCTACTTGCATAAATTTGGCTAATATATGCAACCTCATCATATGGTAAAGTAACTAAAGAGCCAGTTTTAGTTGTGGTTGAGTTTGCAGAATCATAATTTAAATTTACATTGTTTACATATGGGTATGGCCTTACTAATGCATTATCTGTATCAATAGATGCAGTATATTGAATATTATTGAAGTCTGCAAGATTAGTAGTTTTAAAATTATCTGCAATAAATCCTGTTTTGAACCTATTATTGCCATCTTCATCTACAATACTTAGACTGTTGGTTCCAATTTCAAGAAGATTGAGAGAAGTTAATGTTTCTACAGTTTCAAGTCTTTTATCAATTGAACCAATATCTTTCATTGTATATCTTCTAGACTGCTCAATATTTAATGAGGCAGAAGAAACTGTCTTCATATATGGTGGAATATTGACAGTTGCTAGCAATAACGCATTTTGAATATTTTCTGGGACTTGTGGAGTGTTAGTTTCAGATCCTTTGATTGCAACTAAATTGCCATTTTCATCTAGGAAAATTTTATCAATTCTGCCAAGATAGTAGTCATAATCAGCACTAACAATTTCTCCTGGGAAGACAAAATTTGAAATAGATCTAGTTAGTGAATAGTAATTCAATGCTGAGTTAGTTTCTTGATATGGAGTGGATAGTGTGCCACCAGTACCAGTAGATGGAACGGTTTCATATCTAAAATCTACAATATCAGTATATGGAGTTCCCTCATATGTATTTGGAATTAATGCATAATCTACTTCAGATACATTGTATGAATTTGTAGAATAAAAATCATTAGAAGTATTTGCATGATTATAATAATCAAATACTACAATAAATTTATTTGTTGGGGTTGGTCTATTTTCAATTCTAACTAATTTTGAAATATTGTAAAATTCTGCATTGTCATTTTTTACAAGTGCATAGTTAGTTGTAATATCTTTATATCTTCCATGAGTTGATGTGGTGATATATCTGCCAGTAATTAAAGTACTAGAAATAATATCAACACTTAAAGCTAACGAAGTTCCTTGAATAAACTTTTCGGAACTCAAGTAAACTACGTATAAAGTTGTTCCGCTAATTGAAATAATTTTAGCTTTAATATTTTCGTATCTAATTATATCTCCAACAGTTAAATCAGACGCATTATTAATTACCAAAGAATCAAACATTGATTGATTGGTATCTGTAGGAGACAGTGCTTCATGAATAGCATGAACTCTATATACATCCGAGAACTTCAGTGAAATATCTTTATCACTAATTCTAGTTCCATATACTAAATTCGTAAGATTTTTTACTTTATCTACAGATAAGAAATTAAATTTATTTGATGACTTAATTTTTATTGTTGGATTGTTAACTCGTACTTTATATACGACATTTACAGAAGTTCCATTCAATGAAGTACTTACAGCTAAATTTACATTAGTAGCAGAAACAACTGTTGGTGTAAATGCTACAGTCCCAGATGCATTAGTTATAATAATGTTAGAAGCTGAAATTGTATAGTCTGATGTAGTTGAAATAGTTACAGTGCCAGAAGTTACAACTTTATTTTCAGTAATTGTCTTATAGTAAGACATATCACTGGAAGATTTAATAAATTCATTTGAAAATTTGACAAAAAAGTTATTTCCAAATGAGCTTAACTTTGGAACTAATTTTTTGACATTATAATAAGTTCCATTTGCAACTGTGCCAGTCACGGTAACACTTGAATCTGAAGACACTGCAGATACTGTTACTGTTGAAGATCCAACTAAAAGTTTCATTGGAACTTTTAAGTCTTGTAAAAATGAAGTGCCAGTTCCAGTTAATATGTTATTATTAATTACAAAACTACTTCCAGAAATTGCAACTTGAGTTAATGCTAATGAAGCAGAGAAACCAGAGGCTGTTTTTACATTAGTAACGTTTTCAATTTTATTGTTCTCTACACTAGAAATAGTATATGTATTTGAATCTCTACTATTTGCAATAGTAGCTCCACTTAAGAATTGTCCAGAAATTTGACTCAATACAATAGTATTACCACTAATAGACTCTACAATTCCTTGACTTCCATTAGTAGAAAATACAAAATCTCCAATCACAACAGTTGGAGTTGATTGTGCTGTTGTTATAGTTGTAAATAATGTTAGGTCTGCAACGAATAATCTTTCTTCGGCAGTTAAAGATAAAACTCGTGCTTTACCGATTTGAGTTTCTACACTGTTTGTAGTT